AATATGTTTTTCAAAATCTTTTTTTAAAAACATTTTTTCATATATACCTATATGCAAATTGCGTGCCAAGTGTTTGTAAATAATTGTAAAGGTTACCACATTCTGGAAACTCGGATTTTCTGGCATGATTCTTGCATATGCATAAAAATTCATTTGTGTGAATTGTTCGAAAAAACGTGAAAATTCGAACAATTAGGGTTGGATCACGTGTAGTAAAAACGAAAAAATCCCGGGGTATATACAGAGGGGATAGCACGTGTAGTAAAGCGAGAAAAATTTCGCCCAGGTATATATGAAAAAATGTTTTTAAAAAAAGATTTTGAAAAACATATTGACATTTAGAAAATCTAGTTTTATAATAAGAGCCATAAAGAACATTTAAAATTAAATAAAAAAAATAAATGATTTTGGATTTTGACTTTAACATAATTATCACTTCCTTTCATCACGGTTGTTTTGTGCATTTCAATTACCTCTTAAAATCCAAAATCATTTTATTCATACATTTCGGTTGGAAGAGATCAAAAACCAAAGTTCCTTCATTTAAAAAAGTTTAAAGTACGCTACATTTGGAAATTTCATTCGTTCAGGTTATAAATTATAAAGTTCATTTTTATTGGCTGCCGATCTCTTCCAACATTTTTATTTTTGTGAAGCGGTTGCGAACATGCGGATTATTGGATAAAAAGTGCTGCGTTTTGTTTATCTTAGAACATATCATCGTACTTATCAAACACTTATCCCTAAATTAAAGCCTTGAAATCAAATCCATTAAACCTCTCGTCGTTTTAAATGTAATTGTCGATAGATTGGTCGATTAATATATAAAATCGCTTAAATCGTAAAATAATTCCTATAAAATTCTTTGCACGATCTCTAAAAATAACTTGACATGATTATATTTATGGTATAAAATAAATCCGTAAGTAAAAACAAAACTAATGAAGTGGTCGGTTATAGGCTGGAATCAGAGGATGAAAAATCAAAAATTGATTTCAAATTCAGAATCAAAATTTAAAAATCGAAATCGGCTTTTGGATAACCTCCCCTGTTCTAAAAATAATATATTGATAACCACCCCTATCGAGAAAGGAGATTTACTAATGAAAATCAATAAAGTCATAAAAGGCAGTATGGTGGATAATGAGACATGGTGTGATTTTGAAGTTGAAAATATTACATACCATAATTGCTGCTGGGACAATATAAGGTTTAAGAAAGTGACATTTAAAAATTGTATGTTTTGGCAGAGTATATTCCTTGATTGCGCATTTAATAATTGTGTTTTTATAGAATGTCGCTTTATAAAAAACGTCTATAAGAATGTAGAAATGAAGGACACCAAAATTGAAAATATAACTGATAATTTAACATTAGCTTGTGAGGTGGATAAAAAATGAAAAACGAAATTATACACGGAAAAATTATAGTTGGTGAAGATATAATTGAATATGAAGAAGAATACAGGGTACCGCAGGGATTCATATTCTTTGGTTTAAGAAGTCAAATTTTTGTTAATTGTGTATTTAAGGATATAGAAAATCTTTTTGAGTATATGGTTGGATGTACATTTAAAGGTTGCGTGTTTAAAGATGTGGCGTTTGATAGTCTTTGGTTTACTGATGATTGTAAAAATTCTTTTGAAGATTGTATGTTTTTTAATTGCGAGACAGGAGATTTTGATCCTGTCGACAAAATAAATCTTCCAGAATCAACAAACATGAAGTGTCCAAGATATGATAAAATAATTGCCAACCATAATAATTCGAAGTATCTGTTAGCAACACTTGAGATTCCAGCAGGAGTAAAACGTAGTTCTGCTATTGGGAATAAGTGTCGTTGCGAATATGCTAAGGTTTTATCCATTGTAGATTGTGATGGTGTGGCTTATGATTATGGTTATTCGGCAGAATGTACGTCAGATAAAAAAATATTATATATTGTAGGCGAATACGTTTATGCAGATTCATTCGACGAAAATAGATTTAATGAATGTGCTCCGGGAATACATTTCTTTATGACATCGGAAGAAGCTTGGGATTATGTAAAATAAGGAGGCTTATATGTTAATAAATGCAAATTTAATAATTGATGGAGAAAAATTAAAAACTCAAATTGAAATTGATGAAGCGGATTTAAAGGCTATGCAGAATAAAAAGAAAACTGGATATGAAAGAGTTGGTGATTCAGGTGAATATTATTGGGATAGTAACGACGGATTGACTTATAGTTCTTATGATGAAAACCTTTCTATAGAAAATCTTCGTTACGATACTGCGAATTATTATTCCTCTGAAGAAGTAGCTAAAAACAATGCTCGTGCAGATCAACTCATGCGTAAATTGAGAAGATTTGCTGTTGAGAATAGAAAAGATAAGACTGATTGGAATAATGAAGAAAGGTCAAAATATTATATCAGTTATAATTGTTCCGAGAAAAAGATTAAAGTAAATGCCGACTTCATTTTGAGAGCTTTTGGAGATATATATTTTGATTCAGAAGAAGTAGCAAAAAAAGCAATAGAAGAGTTCAAAGACGAACTCATTTGGTATTTTACTGAATATAAGGATAGTTTATAAAGGAGATAAATTATGAAATTAACAAGAGAACAGGCAATCAAAGAACATCGCAAAATGTGGAACTGGTTAGCTGAGCATCCAGATATGGATAAAAGTGATTACTTGGCATTAAATAGTCTTAAACGTCTAACAAATGAATGTTTTTTGTGTCACTATAGTCGTCAGAATAATGGAGAACATTGTGGAGAAAACTGTATTATCGACTGGGGCGATACTGGTGGATGTATGGGTAGTACGTTCAATTTAGGATTATATAAAGTATATAACGAACTGACAAGTTTACTTCGTGATATAAACAAAAATTCAGAGTGGAGCAAAGATATAACCAAAGGACTACGTCTCATGATATCTCATACAGCTAGAGCTATAGCTGACTTACAAGAAAGGAAAGAAAATGAAACTGACTAAAATAGATAAACTACTTGCTGAAATGGGTTTTGAAAGGAAATACTCCCCTCAATACACAGCAGCCTATGTCCGAGATATATACGATGAATGTATTTGGATTACTGATAGGGTATTTATAGATCGCGTAGAGCTTGAACTTGAAAGCTACGACACAATGACAAAAGAGCGTTTTGCAAATAATTTGTCTACAGAAGAGCTGTTATTATTTTTGGCAAAACAAACTGAGGTGAGGGAGGGGTTGTAATGGCGATATTATGCTTTGTATTGACTATGATTAGTATCACGGTGTGGATTACGCTAAATAAAAAATATGATGATTATTGGTACGAGTGGAATTGGAAACAATGTATTATGATAGTAACGGCAGTAGTATTCTCGGTTGGATTTGCTATAATGACGCTCGTGTTTGGTATCTGGGGTATTTCAGGTACTGTAGATAGTAGATATGTGGATCAGAAGATTCAAGCATATAAAGAAGAAAATGCAGCCATAGAGAACGACATAGATTATATAGTTACTCAGTATATGGAACATGAAAATGCAACATTCGATGTGAGCAAAGTTGAATCGCCAATCGTTTTGGTACAGATGTATCCAGAATTAAAGAGTAGCGAACTTGTATCAAAACAGATAGATATCTATAACAGTAACAATAAAAAAATAAAGAAGTTAAAGCTTGAAAAAATCTCAGACGAAAAAGCAAAATTTTATCTTTACTTTGGAGGTTAATTTATATGGATCGTTATTTAACAGAGCATTACAAAGGCAAATATCGTGTTTATGCGCATTATGATTTAGATACACTAGATTATCCAAGAGACGCAGAAGGCAATATTGATAATTCATTTGGTGATTTCTACTTACTCGGTACGAATAAAATTGAAATCAAACATGGTTCTGGTGCAATACTAGGCTGCTATATTCCATCGGTAACCAGAGGATATAATGTGCTTAGAAAGTATTATCAAGTTGTCTTTGGCAATGAAGAAAAGGATATCAATATTGCAGCTGATAGACTTTTAAAAGAAGGATATATAGAAAGTTATGATTTGCTAGACGGTGAAGTGTTCTTTGAATTTAACGCAAAGTATTTAGATAATATATTGTCTAAAATCGTCAAATTAAAGACATATGGTTCAAATATTAGTCCTTTTAGCGTCAAGAATCTGCCAAAGTCAGACTATAGGATTCCTCCACATGATCTCGCAGAGTACAAAGCTCTTGTAAAGAATCTGCAAGGATTTGAAGTTTTAGCATTGACAAGGCAATTTGTAGCTGATATACTCAAAATACAAGAATGGAAATCGGAATTAAAGAAAGAGAGGTTAAAAGCTAACCAGTATTTCCATAAGCATGGGTATTGGTCGCAGTGGTTGGCTTTTATAAAAGAAAATGGCATTAATAACTAAGAGGTGCAAGAAATGTGATTATTACAATTCGTATGGCGAAGTCATAAAGTTTTGCGATTATTGTGACAGAGAGCGACATAGCAGACCGTGTCCAGCAGGTGATGAGTGCACAATGTTTACACCTAAAAAGAAAAGAAAAAGCACATTTAGAAAGACGATTGAAAAAGATGTGTTGTTGACCTAAAATATATTTGACAAGTATTGTTGCAAGTGATATAATAGATACAGAAAGTGAGGAGCGAAAAAATGAAAAGAGTAGATTTATTTATATCAACATTGAATAGCGAAAACACAAAAAAGTGTTATCGCAGAGACATTGTAGCAATGCTTGATTTAGTTAACAAAACAGAAGAAGATATAACTGTTGAAGACATACTTGCATGGAAAGCGTCTTTAGAAGGGCAGGCGACAGCAACCATAGCAAGGAAAATTGCAAGTATAAAAATGTACTTCAATTTCTTATGTTCGAATAAAATTATTGTAGACGACCCAACTACAGTGTTAAAAGCTCCGAAGGTTCACAATAAAGAGAAAGAACCATTAGAAGCAGAAGAGGTCAAAGAACTTCTTGATGCTGCGAAGAATCCAAGAGATAGGGCAATTATCAGTCTTATGTGCAATACTGGATTGCGTATCTCAGAACTCGTTAATATAAAACTTGACGACGTGCAGGATGCTAATATTGTTGTAACTGGAAAAGGCAATAAGCAGCGTGTTGTCCATATGAATTCAACAACTCAAAAATATGTTGATGAATATTTCAAAGTACGCAAAGATACTATTGATAATTTATTTGTATCGAATCAAGGTACAAAGATGAGTCCAAGAGCACTAAACAACACATTAAAAGTATGTGCAAAGCGAGCTGGAATAGAAAAGAATATTCATAATCATCTGATGAGAACAACGGCTGCAACATTGTATTTGGATAACGATATTCCAGTACAGAATATCCAAGCAATGTTAGGACATGAACAGATTCAGACAACGTTAAGATATGCGAAGATAAGAAACAAGAATAAGATGATAGAAGAAACAATGGGAAAGGAGTTATGGTAATGGTAAAAGATAGCCGAGTTATAGCAGTTTTATGCTTTGTAATCGTTTTTCTTGTAGGAGTGGTATTATTCCTCAATTACAAATCAAAACCCGTTATACCCAAAGATTTTCCCTATAAAGTAGTAATAAATGAAGAAACAGATGAAGTTGTAATTTATACAGATATTAAAGCAATATCTTCAGATAAAGACGGTAATTTAATTGTGAAAGGAGGTGAGAGGTAAGGATGAGTCAATATATAATACTGCTTGTAGGCAAAAGTGGTACAGGGAAAAGCACGTTGGCAAAAGAGTTAAAAGATAAATATGGATTAAAAGAGCTGGTGTCTTACACAGATCGTCCAATGCGTAAAGGTGAGCATCAGTTTAAAGGACACATATTTATGAGTAAAGAGGGAATGGATTCTTTGCTTACAAATTTTGAAGATGAGATAATTGCAAAAACCGTCTTTAATGGATATAGATATTGCGCATTGCAGGAACAGGTTGATACTTCTGATGTTTATGTGATAGATATCGAAGGTGTTAAATTCTTTACGGAGCATTACAAAGGAAAGAAAATTCCAATAGTAATTGGTCTTGATGTTCCGGGATTAGAACGTAGAGCAAGAATGCTTTTAAGAGGAGATTCAGAGGAAAGTGTAAGACAGCGGACAACGCATGACAGTGAAGCCTTTAAAGACCTTGAGAAAGTAGCTCACACAATCTATTCAAACAGCAGAGATACAGATATAACAGCAATAGCTGATAACATATATACAAAATTCTTCCATAAAGGAGAGGGGCAAGTGATAAAAAACATAAACCCAGATGATGATTTTGATATGGAAACATACAAAGAATTAAAAAAGTCCTGTCAGTCTGTGGCAAATATTTTACAAAAAAATTATACACCACACACATCAGTGATAATCAATTCTTATGATTTCGTAGTCAAAGAGGACGTAACTAATGGCTTTTTGAAGGATATAGAGGAGGTATAAATGGCAACACCAATTTTAATTATGGGTGAATCTGGTGCTGGTAAGTCAGCAAGTCTAAGAAACTTTACAAAAGATGAAATTTCAATTTTTAATGTGACAAATAAAAAATTACCGTTCAAAAATGATTTACCGGTTATTAATAATGCTGGATACGATACGATTGCAAAAATGCTTGCAAAAGCGTCTAAAAGGTGTTATTGTATAGATGATGCAGGACTCAATATGGCAAAAGAAAACTTTGCCAGAGCACTTGAAACAGGCTATACTAAGCATACAGAAATGGCAAAGCACTTTAATGACATGCTTGAATTTATAACTAGCAAGTTACCAGATGATATCATAGTATTTATTATGATGCATACAGAATCGACAAAAGATGGTAAGGTTAAAGCAAGAACGCTTGGTAAGATGCTTGATTCAAACCTTGGAGGTGGAATTGAAGCGTTATTTACAATAGTGCTTAGGGCAGTTAAAACCGAAGAGGGTTATAAGTTTGTAACTGGTGGTGAAATGGCATCGACGGCAAAAGCACCAATGGGTATGTTTCCAGACAGAATGATAGATAACGACGCAAAACTCGTTGATAGTATTGTGAGAGAGTATTATGGTATGGCACCTCTTACAGATAAAAGTACAAAAGCCGTCACTAAGAATGAAAAGGAGAAAGCTTAATGAAGAAACTGAATTTAAAGAATGTAAAAGAGTTTGCAGAATTTAAACTGCCTATCGGTGGATTTATTTGTAAAATCGTTGACGCTGAAGAAAATGAAGAAAAGGAATATTTTAAGCTGAAGTACGATATCGTTGGGGTTGCCAACGAAAAAGACAAAGATTTTATAGGAATATATACGCAGCGCAAGAAAGACAGAGATTTTGATTATCCATCGTTTATTGTATCCTATAAAGAATCTGCATGGGGTATGATGAAAGGATTTTCAAAAGCGTTTGATGCGTCAAATGGTAGAGATCATGATGATGAAAACATATTCTACACAGCAGACGAACTCAAGGGTGGCAAGATTGGATTAGTGCTTGGCGAAGAAGAATATGAAAATCAGAAGGGCGAAATTAAAACTCGTTCATATGTCGTAACAAGAACCTCAGTACAGGATATCAAGAATGGCGACTTTAAGATGCCAACTGGTGTAAAAAAACTCAAAGCAAGAAGTGGTGTGAGACCAGAAGATAATCCATTCTTAAATGTTGAAGTTTCAGTCGGTGCAAATGAAGTTGAATCGAGTCCGCTGGGTGTAGATATTACAGATGATGATGTACCATTTTAAGGAGTAGTATATGATAAATACGATAGAAGAATTAATCGCTCAATGTAAAAATAAAATAGAGATTGTAGGTTCGCTATATGAACTAGCACTATTCTTTAATAAAAGAAACGATTCTGTCGTATTGGAATATAAAGGTGTTGTTCGTGTGGACAATGCCTTTATTCATATCATAGGGCAGATTTATGAGAACGACAGAGCGTTTTACAACTTTTTAGATGAGTTCGGTATTTCTTATAAACTAACAAAGGATATATTGCACAAAGAATATTCTACTACACATGAGTTAATCAAGCCGCACATTTTGACAGTACACGTTAACGACCAGCGAGTTTATACAAAATCAAATTCATCGCCTTTTGCTCCGGTTTATATTTCTGGGAAAACAATAAGTTATGGTCGTGTAAAATCACAATATATCCGTATAGCAAGACCAACGGAGAAACATAATATTAAGTATGAATTAGTTGGTATACCGTATTGCAAAGACGACAAAGGAGATATGGAAATTTTAATTGCTGACGACTATCATCACCAGAGTCTTATACTTCCTCTTAATACACCTATTAATGTTGGATACTTATACTCTTTTATTTTAGATTGGTACAGAGTAGACACGCAGGATGTGGTAATTGTAGCAGTACATAACACAAGTATTTCTGGTGCGAATTTGATAGACAATATAAAAGACGAGCTAATACAGCAGCTAAAAACAGAATATGATATCTTTATTGAAGCAATGAAAGGCAGATAATATGGCAAAGTCAAGGTTTGTGACATGTAAATATTGCAAAGAGAAAATTGAAAAAGACAAAGCATTTTCAGATAAGCCAAGATCGTACTTTTGCAACAAAGATCATTATAATCAGTGGATTGAATCGCACAGACCGAAAAAGAAGTGTTATGTCTGTCACGCAGAAACGAATGATGGCACGTCAGTTTTTAAACATTGGATATGTAATGATTGCTTGCTCACATATAAGCAATCCGAAGAATTCTCAAAGGAAGACTTGCTTGATTATATATGGAATCTTTACCCAAAAGAAAGCCAAGACACTGTACTTTTTTATACTCTAAAGACTCAAATCGAGAAATACCACAAAGAGTATGATTTTAATTATAAAGCTATGAAAGTAGCTATTTCTTATCATATAAATGTACTAGAAAATAAGTGGAATATACAATATGGGGTGGGGCAAGTGTTCCCGAAAGGATACTATATTGCCGCTGAATATTATGAAAAGAGACGTAAATTAAAAAATGAACTATCATCACATACCTTACAGTATGTAGATGAAACCATAAAGGGGTCAAATAGAAAATTCCTTAAACCGTTATTACCACTCGATTAGGAAAGGAGTTTATCATTTTATACGACATAAATTCAGCTATGATGCTACTTGGTTGTTTTGCCAATTCGCCAAATTTATTGACTTCAACTAAGTATAAAATAGGCAACAATGACTTTAAATGCAAAGAATGTGAAGACTCTAAGTTTCATAATATCCTTTATCGAGCAATGTATAACGTTGCAGTACAAGGAGCAGAAGAGATTAATGAGATAATTATTGATACGTTTTTACAGAAGTATCCAACGCAATATGAAATTTGCAAAGAGTTTGACTTTTATAACTTCATACCAACAATCAAAAAGCTCGTATCAAGCAAGAATATTGATTACTATTATGGAATCATTAGGAAGTTTGGCATGCTTCGTGAGTACAAAAAGAATGGATATAATACTACAGAAATTTATGATGAACTCAAGGATTTTGAATCGCAAAATAAAAAATTGCACGACCTAACACTTGAAGATATAAGTCGTCATTTTAAATCTAAGCAGCAAGCAATAGACAGGGATTATATTCGCTCAGAATCGGTTCAACACTATAAAATAGGCGAAAATCTATACCACACAAAGGAAGAACTGAAGAAAACACCTTTAATAGGGTTATCATACCAGTCACCTTTTTTAAATCGTATATGTGGTGGTATTGAAGGTTTGGTGCTTAGGTCTGGGGAATCTGGTTCCGGCAAGACAACATTATCTGTTGGCGACATTTGTATGAGTGGAGTAAAACAATACTATGATAAAAAAGCAGAGGGGTTTGTGGAAAATAAATCATATGTAGGGAATGTTTTATTTATAAATACAGAAATGGATATCTATAGAGAACTTGATCCGCTCTTTGCGTCTTGGGTAGCGGACGTCCCGAGAAGTAATATTAGACGTGGTGAATATAATGGCAATCAAGAAGAAAGACTAGATATGGCTATTAAAATCATCAACGACTCAATATATAGTGTTACCGATCCAGATTTTACATGCTCTAGCTTAGAGGAGGTCATAGCAGATTATGTTGAAAATTACAACGTCAAGTTGGTTGTATTCGATTATATACAAAATCAGCAGTATGTGTCCTCAGAGCTTGCAAAGATAAATGGCATGAATATGAGAGAAGACGTTGTGTTGTTACAGATTACCGATAGACTGAAAAATTTATCGTTAAAGTATGACATTCCTATACTAAGTGGCACGCAGCTGAATAGAAAATCGGCAGAAGTCGGTGGTAGTCCAGATGAATCATGGCTTGCAGGGGGGATATCACAGATACGAAAAGTGAATACAAGCATGGTTATGACTACCTTAAAGAAAAAAGATTTAGCCGATATAGAACCATATTTAACTCAACTACCAGATGATATTGTTCCAAATGTTTGTACTCATATTATCAAGACAAGGAATAGTGAATTTCCAAAAGGCACAAGGATATATCAGTACAATGATTTAGGTACAGGAAGAACGATGGATTTATTCTGTACTACAAAAGATTTAGAGCCTTTAGATATAAAGGGGTTAAAAATAGATTATACAAAGGATTAAGCATGGATAATAGGACTTTAAAAAAACCTTATATTGAATTCATTGGTGCGAATGCCAGTGAGGTAACGGGATCAGCAAATCTGATACGTTATCTTAATTATCACATACTTGTTGATTATGGCTTGCGGCAAACAAGTAACGAGATTGAAGATTATACATTTAATCTCAAAAGACATAAAAGTATAAAGCCAAAATGTTTAGATGCAATATTTCTCACTCATTTGCATATAGATCATTGTGGTTTGGTACCAAAACTTTATAAAGAGGGTTGTAACTGCGATCTTTACATCCCAGATGGGTCAAAAGGGTTACTTACAATTATGTGGCAAGACAGCTTAAAAATCTTTCACCAAGATTATGAGCGTTTTGACCGCAAACCTTTATATGAACAATGCGATATAGATAAAGCGTTATCTCATGTGAAAGAATATAGACTGCATGAACCTACTAGAGTGAATGAAAATATATCTTTTATTTCATTGAATGCACAACACATAGTTAAATCTCGACAGCTTTACTTCATGTTTAATGACGGAGTGAATAAAAAGACAGTAGGGTTTACAGGAGATATAAGTGATTACAAAGATAGATATTGGCTTAACACTATGGAACGGTTACCTTATTGTGATATTCTAGTTGCAGAATGTACATATGGTAACTACAAACGAATGCATAAAGAACGAGATAGAAAAACGGACACTAACAAACTTGATACAGCAATTAAATATGCCAAACAACATGGATCAAAGGTTATTATACCTACATTCAGTTTAAACAGATTGCAAGATATCTTAGCAACTCTATATAAGATGTATGAAGGGAACTGTCCGTTAAAAATTGTTGTTGATGCACCGTTAGGTCATAAAATTAGCAATCTGTGGAGAGAGCTTATAGACAAAAACCATGACTTATGGGATAAAATATCAAGATGGACAAGAATATATTGGGTGAAAGATTTTGCGCAGAGCGAAGCTTTTAATAGGTTAAACCAACCGTTAATCATTATTGCAGGCGGTGGTATGGCATCTGGTGGACGTAGTACATATTGGTGTAAAGAGCGTTTGTCTGACCCAAACAGCTATATAGTATTCACAGGCTATTCAACACCAGAGTCACCAGCTGGACAAATAAAAAATGAAAAAACAAAATCTGTAAAGATAGATGGTAAGACGGTTAAAAATCGAGCTAAGATTATTACTTTAAATTCGTTTAGTTCGCATTGCGACTTTAATCACTTGATAACATATTATTCGAACGCACAATATAATAAGATTTGTTTGGTTCATGCAGAACAAGATGCAAAGAATATATTTGCCAAAAAACTCAAAGACGAATTGGCGAAAAACAATAGAACAAGTAGTGTTGTAGCAGTAAATAAAAATACAAAAACATACTTCTAAAATCATTGACAAACTCTCTTTTCTGGATTATAATTAATTAAGAAATCTAAGAAAGGAGAGTTTATTTTATGACAAGCAAAGAGTGGTTTGATAAAATCTGCAGCAAGCTTGAATCAAAAGGATATCATCTCACTAATATTAATTGGTGGGACGATCCAGAAACAACATGGCACAATTATTGTGTTTACTTTAGAGTTAAAGAGTGCAAAAAGTGGAGGTTTGGTTTCATATTTAAGTATGAAGAAAAGACTAATGACCTACAAAGTGCTACATTTTTTGCAAAACATATTCATGGTGGATCAATGAAACCTAGCTGGAGTTGTTATAAGGAGGAAATAACTAATATAGATAAACACTCAGATAGTTTCTTTTTTGAGTATACAAGTGTCATAAGCGTTATTGATGCAATAAGATACCATCCTATAATTGCTTACTACAGAGAGATGTGCAGCGATGATTTTGCGGACAGAAGAAGTATTTTCTATAGGCTTATTGAAGCTAAAAAAGACGAATTAATTCAGCGAACTAAAGATTGGTATTATCATGAATACAATTTTAATCATGAGTATTGTAGGCTACGTAAAATAAGACGAGCACTTTTAGAGTATAATGATATATCAGGAGTGGAGCTTAGAGACTGGAATAAATTAGTCGAAGATGCTCGACATTATCCCAGATACGAGTTGAATGTTTATCTTTCGAAGAACGAAACTGAAGGATGGGATATGCTTAAATGTTTATACAAATTAAACGGTAAGCAAAAATGGAAGGAGAATTATTGTCATGTACATTTTTTTGACGAAGAAGAACAACTAATATTCCTAAGAATCGACGACGAATTACTTGAAGATATTTATGGTTGGAGATTTAGGTTAAGAGGGTGGTTTAAGAATGTATTACATTGTTAGTACATACGAAGATAGATATTTAAGAGCAGATAACACAATTACAACTTCGAGAGAACAGGCAATTAAGTTTGATACAGAAGAGGATGCACAGAACTTGATAGATCACAGATTGCCAAGACTTATTCGTAACTGCTTGGGCGACGTTCATATAATCAGTGACGGCAAAGCTGATATCACAGGTGTTAGTACAGAAGAGTTCAAACCGTCTTTGACAAATAAAGAATTGGTAAAAGAAATGATTTCATCTGTGATTTCAAGAATAAAAGTAGAAGACCTTAAAGAGGATTTAAGCACATTAGATAAAATGCTTAGCGATATATCTCATTACAGAGAAAATATTGGTCGTAGTTCAGACGGATTAGACGAACTAGAAAGAAGCATTTTAATTAAAAGACGAGAAACTAAAAAGGAAATCCGATACATTTTATTGCTTGAAAAGATGTTCAAAGAGAGCAATCAGATAAGTATAAAAGAACTCGTTGACGAGTATAATTTTATAGAAAATGGTGAGTTTAAACCAAGGGTATTAAAAGGTTTGTTTGGAGAAAATGAGGTTATACCAAAATTTGAAGATGTGTGGAAAGGAGAGTCCAATGTTTGAAGCGATAACTTTATTTGCATTTATAGTTAGTGTCATGGGAGCAGTTATATACTCATTAAGCGAGATTGGGAATATGGCTATGGGACATAAAAATGTAAGTATTATAAAGGTTTGCTGCTATATTATAGTTGCATTATGTGGTATGTGGTGTTTATTTGTAAGTAGCTTATAATGGATGCGAAGGAATTAAAAAAACAACTTAATATTGAACATTACAGATTGATTTTTACTGAGCTTGGAGCAGAATGGAAAGAGACAAACAATGAGTATTGGCAGTTAAGAACCGGGTGTCATAATCTAAATTGGGAAGACGGATCATACAAACTTTATTTTTACCTTGACACCCAAACATTCTTTTGTTTTACTCATTGTAATGTTGCTTTCGACATTTTAGAATTAGTACATAAAAGATGGGAACTTGAGCAAAAACCTCATTCTTTCGGGAATATAATTAAGTGGATTTGTGGTGTTGTAGGATTCTCTGAGCGAGTTTCTACCGACTGTCGAGTAAACTATTCATCAAATTGGAAGTCTATCTTAAATCCTTATATAAACACTAAAAATAATCCTTGTATACGGAGGAGTTACAACAAGGACGTTTTACAAGCGTTTCCAGCTCTTTATCATGAAAGCTTTATCAAAGACAACATATCAATTCAAACCATGCAAAGATGGCAAGTTGGCTATTATGTGACGCAGAACCAGATAACATTACCTGTATTCGATAAAGACGGAAGACTTGTTGGGATTCATTGTAGGAATTTAGATAAAGCAAGATTAGCAAAGGGACAGAAGTATATACCACTTAGATTACTTGGTGGTGAAGAATATAAATTTAAGACTGGACAAGTGCTTTATGGTATTAATTACAATCAGTACATGATAAAACGTACCGGTCGAGCAATATTATTTGAAGCGCCAAAATCAGTTTTACAAATGGCATCATACTTTGGTATTACTAACAGCGTTGCAAAGTTTGGTTCAAACCTAAGTGTTACGCAGCGCAACCTATTGCTTGATTTAGGTGTTAAGGAAATAGTTATCGCTGATGATAAGCAGTATAAACAAACTTCTGGAGACGAATGGCATAGTTATTGTGCAAGAGTTATTAAGATAGCCAAGATGTTTAATGGGTATTGTAAAGTAACAGCGATAGTGGACGATAAAGGGTTGCTTGGTTATAAAGATTCACCAAGCGACAAAGGAAAGGATATTTGGACTGAACTTTTTAAAAATAGAAAATTGATAAAAACCTAGGAGGTGATCGTATGTTTGAAAGATTATTTAGTGTTTTATTACCATTCTTGGCGATTTTATTTATTATTATGTTTTTATTCCCATTTGATATAATAATAAAGTTGTGTGTATGGATTGGCATGGGAAGTACGGCTCTGTTTTTCTTTGTGGAATATATGAAATGGTGTTGACTATGAGCAGTACAAAAAGGATAATCCGCACTGGATGTATCCAACAGATAAAGAACCATGGAAAAATGAGGAGGATAGATAATGGATTGGGCGACAATATGGGGAATAAGTGTTACTATTGCATTAATATGTATGTGTATTTATACTATGAGTTTACACGAAGCTATCTCTAGTATTTATAATCTACTTGAACGGATAGTAGATTCTGTGTATAGTTTAGCACAAATAATACTCGAGGAGGAAGATAAAAAATGACAATAGGTATAATACTTGCATTAATAGATTTGGGGTTTTGTGTATTTATAATGTATTATTGTTGTAAATATGAAAAAAGGTTAGATAGGCTCGAATTCCTCAACAAAATAGACTCAGAAGACGCAAATAGATTTCGTGCAGATACAAACAAGAGGTTAGAACAACATGATTTTGAAATAAACTCAACGGCTCGTGCAGCAGTTTATGACCCAGATGGCAACCTACAAGAAATCACTATAGATGAATTGGCAGAGTATATACTAAACAATGAGCCAATAGTTAGAAAAGCGGATAAGGTTATATGGGGGAAAGATGAAGAGTAACGATTTGTTAATCTTATTAGATGTGTTGTGTATATTTATAATCACAGTAATTATTATTTTGTTAGCATTCAAACCATTGTTTATTCTCATGATTCCACTTATAATAGCAGCGTGGATATGGGTTAGCATCACTATAGAGCTTATAAGGAGGTTATTGTGAAAATAAAAACGCTTTACGATTCACCAAAAGACATTACGATAGAATCGTATTTAAATCAATGTGGAATTCAAGATATATCTGAGTTTGTCTTGCCAAAAGGAAAATATATTGAATCATGGTTACAGAATCAAAGTGTGATAAATGCTGAATTGTTGATTGATACAATAAATGAAAATACCTACTGTTTTATTATACAAGATAGTGATGTTGATGGTATTTGTAGTGCGGTTATCGCATATCAGTTTTTAAGACATATAAATGTAAAAAAGAAGAATATCCGTGTTTTATTCCATAGTGGTAAACAACATGGGTTTAAAGACATGTATAAAGAAATTATGCGACATGCCGAAAATTTATCTCAGCCATATTTTGTATGGTGTCCCGACGCTGGAAGTAATGACATTTGTGAATGTGAAGCTATACAAGATCATGGCGGCAATATTCTTATCACAGATCATCACGAAACGGGTTTTGATGGAAGTATAAAAATACATCATGCAATAGTTGTTAATAATCAGATTGAAAACACGATTAACAATAAAGATTTATGCGGTACAGGTGTTACTTATAAAGTAATCGAACGATATTGCAAGAAAGAGCACGATTCATGGTATAAAGGACTGCTTGATATGGTTGCTTTGGCGAATATTGCAGATGTAATGGATATGAATAATTATGAGAATAGAACTTTTAATTATTATGGACTGAGACGAATTAAAAATCCATTTTTAAAATTTTTATGCGAGACATATATCAAAGACGAAATAACACCTAAAAATTTAGCATTTAATGTTATTCCAAAGTTGAATGCCGTATGCAGATCGGATAATCAAAAGCTTAAATCGGATATATTTAAAGCGTTTGCCGGAATAAAAAATAATTACAAAGAGCTTGTGAAAGATATCAATAAGTGCTATAGTCAGCAACGAAAATATGTTTCAGAGAAGTTTGAGGAGTATAAAAAGGAAATAGATAGGTCTCATGATGTGTATGACCATGGAGATGTTATCTTATTTCATAATGCTGAGGAGAGCAATTATACTGGATTGATTGCAACAAAGCTTTCTGAATATTATGCAAGACCAGTAATTGTAGTATATGTTGATGTACTCACTAGAATTTGGAGGGGTTCGTGTAGAAGTCAGGTTGATTTTAGAACCATTTTAAGCCACAGTAATGTAATGAATGTATGTACTGGTCATGAAAAAGCATTTGGCGTAGAGTGGAATCATGCGGTATGTAGAAAATTAGAAGATTATATTCGTAATTTATCTCTTGATATACAGCCTAGTATTAATGTATTATGTAGTTGTACGGTTCCGGAGCTAACCGATGATCTCTTTATGATGGGATATAAGTACAGAGAGCTTTGGGGTCATGGAATTGAAGAACCTAAGTATCATTTAAAAGAAATTGTGATAAATGGTGCAGATATTAGAGAGGTGGGAACAAATGGTATAAGATTTAATTATGGTTTTATAAGTTTTGTAAAGTTTGGTTTAAGTAAAACTGCAAAAGCTGAATTGAATGTTGGTAGAGATATTAACATGAGGTTAGAGGTTATTGGTACGCTAGGGATCAATGAATGGAATGGTAATGTAGAAAAGCAAGTTGATATGGAAAGGATAGTGGTAATATGATTGACTATTATATATTTAAAAATTCACTTACAGAGATGAATAACTACGAACTTTTTGCGATGATTGCATTAATAAGAAACGAAATATGCGATCGGCATATAAGAAACCATGATGGAACTTGTCAATATTGTCCGATGTCGTCGTATGTTTGCCGTCATTTGCAAGAAAGATTAGAGTTTTTAGCGACACAGGAAGAAAGGGAAGTAGACAATGGATTATAGTAAATTTACAATAAAATCTGGTGGATTGGAAACGATTAGCGATTTAACCAAAGAGGAGTGTTTTGAGTCTGCTCTAAATAAAATTGAAGAATATCGTAAACATGGATGGGGTTGCTGTCTCTTGTCTTTTAACGAATATGGATTAATTTATAAAGAATTAAGAGATTTTCTTGAGTCTAATAATTATATAGTTTATGCTATTAGTCAAACTGGGTTTAACAAGGAAACTTTTCCTCGCTTATATGTTGAGTGGATAGATGAGGATTTGGAGGAATAAAATGAAGGTAATTATTACAGATAGTTTGCCGCAAGCAAAATTGCGCAAACCCGGAAGTTATATAACATGGAAAGAGGATAAGATAGTTGATATCTTAAAGAGCAAAGGCTGTAATGTGCGTTTTCATTATAATTCGTCCGGTGAATATTTGAATTTAAAAATCATAACAAGATGCAACGATCGTAACAAATTGGACGAAATTATAGAAGAAATAGTCAGCTTATGCTTGTCTGATTGTATTATTTATATAGATGATGATAAAGGTTATTGTTACATAGATACAGATAGTGTAAAACAGCCAGCCATACCATTAGATATCCTTTGTAGGTTTACGGATTATTTTGTATGGGGATTAGAGGATTAAAACATGGAAGAAAGATGGGAATTTACGGTAGTTTTTAAAGGGCAAAATTTCATTGTGATAAAAGGTACTCTGTATAAATATCACTCACGAAGTTTACCTATCATTGGAACCTTTTTGAATTTGAGAAAAGAACGGGAAGAGTTTTTTATAAAGGAGCTATGAACTGATGGATAAAAATAATTATACCGTATTACATTGTCATACAATGCTTAGTAATGCAACAACTACTATAGATAGTGTCACAAGGTTTCAAGATTATATTGACAAAGCTAAAGAATGCGGAATGAAAGCACTAGCAATATCTGAGCATGGAAATATAATGGAGTGGTGGCATAAAAAATGTGCAATAGAAAAAGCAGGAATGAAATATATTCACGCTTGCGAAGTTTATGTTACAATGTCGCTTAAAGAAAAATTTAGAGATAATTACCATTGCTTATTAATAGCTAAAAACAAAGAAGGATTTTATGAATTAAACCGTTTAATCTCTAAATCATATAATAAAAATGATGGACACTTTTATTATAATCCACGTATCACTTATGACGAACTAAAAAGTACAAGTAATAATATCATTGTGTCAACTGCATGTGTTGGTGGAATAATGAATAAAGGTAATGATACTTTGCAAAACGATTTTTTATTATGGCTATACAAAAACAAACATAGATGCTTCTTAGAGATACAACATCATCAAACAGCAGTGCAAGTAGAGTATAATAAAAAATTAATTGATTTGTCTATAGGGTATGGTATTCCTTTGTTGGCTACCACAGATACGCATTGCTTAAATGAAAAGCATATAAAAGGACGTAGTATTTTACAGAAAGCTAAAAGTATTTATTTTGATGATGAAGAAGGTTGGGATTTATGCTTTAGAACATATGACGAACTGTGTAATGCTTTTCAGCGACAAGGAATAGCTGAGGAAATATATAAGATGGCTTTAAACAACACAAACAAAATTGCTAACATGATAGAGCCATTTGAGCTTACTAAAGAAACTAAATACCCAAAAATTTATGATAATCCACTTCAAGTATTTAAAGATAAGATTAACAAAGGATATAAAAACAATTCTTATATAAAAGAGCGACATTTTTTTGCAGATATTCAAAAGAGATTACAGGAAGAGCTAGAAGTATATCAAAAAACTGGAACCATTGACTTTATGCTTATGCAAGCTTATTTGAGGGAGTGGGAAAAAGAAAATGGAGTGCAGTGTGGATACGCAAGAGGATCAGTCTCAGGTAGTATGATAGCTTATTTACTTGGCATAACACAAATGGACAGTATAAAGTTTGATCTCAACTTCTTTCGTTTTTTAAATCCTAGTCGAGTAACAAACGCAGATATTGATACCGATTATTCAGAAAAGGATAGAGCGAAGGTTAAAGAGTTTTTGCTAAAAGACCATATGGATATTGATACTATTCAGTGTAGCGAAATCATAACCTTTAACACCATAGCTGTAAAAGGCGCAGTAAAAGATGTTGCAAGAGCAATGAATATTCCGTTAGATGAAGCTCAGAATATAAGTAATCAGATAGTTGATAACGAGATACCTGATAAATTAAGAAAACAATATCCTGAATTGTTTGAATATGTTGATATTGTAAATGGTGTAGTTATGTCTGTGGGATCACATCCTAGCGGTGTGTTGGTTACAGATAGAGATATTGCTTCCGAAATTGGAACTTGCACATTGTCTACTTCAGAATATCCGATATCTATGTTAAATATGAAAGAGCTTGATGATTTAATGTATGTAAAGCTAGATATACTTGGACTTGACAATATAGGTATAATAAATGATACTTGTAAAATGGTAGGAATAGACAGGTTAAATCCAGATAATGTTAATCTTAACGATGAAAAAGTATGGCAATCAATTAAAGATGATACAACATTAATCTTCCAGTGGGAGAGTAATTCAGCTGCGCAATATTTGAGGAAGTTTATGTCGAATGGAACTATTAAGAAGGTAAAAGATATTGTATCTAATTTTTCTTATATAAAATGGTTTTCATTTGGCAATGGTTTGATTAGACCGGCATGTGCAAGTTACAGAGATGAAGTAGCAAAAGGCGAATTTAGCACCACGGGATTAAAAGAGCTTGATGATTTTCTAACCCCTACTCTTGGACGTGTATGTATGCAAGAGGACATTATGAAATTTCTCGTAAACTTTTGCGGATATTCCCAAGCAGAGAGTGATACTGTAAGACGTGGAATTGCAAAGAAGTACGGAACTAACGAGTTATTACCAGAAATAGAAAGAAGATTCGTAAACACTGTATATGAAAGATTTGGTGTAAAAAAAGAGGATGCGGAAAAAGTTATTAAACCATTTCTGCAGGTAATTCTAGATGCGAGTGCATATGCATTCTCATGGAATCATTCAGATGCGTATAGTTGCACAGGATATATAAGTGGATATCTTAGATATTATTACCCTTTAGAATTTTTGACTGCATCTTTTAACACATTTACTGATAAACCAGAAAAAACACAACGTATTACTGATTATGCAAAACAGCACAACATTAAAATCAAAGCACCAAAATTTGGCTACGCTCATAACGAATACATGTGCGACAAAGAATCCAATACAATTTATAAAGGTCTTGGCTCAATAAAAGATATGCGGTCTACCTCAGCAGACATTATGCTTGAAATTGCAGAGCGTAACCCTAAGACATTTTTAGACATTCTTTATCTTAGAGAGGATGTAAAAATTGATGGCAAAAAGCTAGATGCAAAATCGCTTGAAATATTAATTAACGTAGGATTCTTTAGCAACATTTGTACAATACCAGAAGCAAAAACAGCCTTGTTCTGGTTTAATAAATATGGTACAAGAAAAACCTTAAAGAAAGAGAAATTAAACGAGCCGTGGATATTAGAAATTGTTGAAAAGAACGCTGGCAAAGAAACACCGGCACAGTTTTCTCAATTAAATAATAAAGGAATTGTCGAAGATATTCTCAAAACAGTGCCAAAGAAAGAGGAGGATATTTCAGCACTAATTCGAAAACAGATAGAATGTTTAGGTTATGCGGACGTAGAAGACATGAATATATCACCTTTAGAATATATGGTACAATCGGTAAGAGAAGACAAGTATAATCGTGTCTGGGTGAGCTTACATCAGTTAGCTACAGGAGTAATAAAAGATTATAAATGTGATTCATCATGGTTTGAGAAAAAGCCATGTAAAAAAGGTGACATAATAAAGGCTGTATTTAAACCAAAAGAAAAAGTTAAGTTTGTAGGACAAGATGATAAAGGTAAAAATCTTTGGCAGAAGACAGGTGAGTTTGAAAACATACTAAAATATTATTCTTTTATATGATACATGTTGACATTATGGGAGAAAAAGTATATAATATAAAAGTAAGTTAATGCAGCAAACCAGAAAGGAGGAACAATGAACTTTATTGTTGATGTTGAGGTCACAAGGATTGTTCATAAAAATGAGAAGTTTCAAATTGTTGGAGCGATCCCATTCTCAAATGATTCAAATATAAAACTCAACAAGTATGGTAATATCACAATACGAGACGAAACACTCTCGTTAGAACAAAAGGCAAGATATAAGGTTGAACTTGAAGAACAACCGCCTACAAAATGGGGGACTCAGTATTTGCTGGTGTCATTCCCAGACTTCACCTTTGATGATATTAACGATATCACTGAGGAAACAGAAGTTAAACTTCTGCATGAGATTATGAGTGAGGGATTGGCAAAGGTAATTCATGACGCATACCCAGATTTTGTCAAAAGAATACTGAAAAATGAAGAGTCAACTATTGATTACTCGAATATTAAAGGAGTGGGAGACAAGAAATTCTGGAGCTATGTGGATAAAATCAAAAACAGATGCTCGGCAATACTGTTAAAAAACATATTCCCTGAATATGATTTGTCGCCACATGATTGTATGGCACTTTATAAAGCGTATGATACGTTGAATTATGTCCGTACAGTTATGGAAAAACATCCGTATGAAGTGCTTATAAATATCTGCGAGTGGGGATTCGATAAGACAGACAGGTTTGTGCTTAAAAAACATCCGACACTTAGATTTTCACAACAGAGAATTGAGTATATGATGGACGCTATTCTCAGAGAGGTAGAAAACTATGGTAGCACCTATTTGAAAGCTGAACTTATGGCAGATAAAATATATGGTATTGATCCAGAAGCAATTCCATATATCAAAAATGTTGCTATCAGCTCAGAGATTATCAATTATGATGCGGAGAAGAATTATCTTGCAAGACAAAACACATACGCTTGCGAACAGCGTGTTGCAGAGTTTATTAAATCCAAGCTCAAATACAGTAAGAAGCTTGATTGGGATTGGAAAAAATTTAATAAAATCAAGGACGGCACGTTGACAGAAGAACAGCAAAATGTATTAAAGATGTTTTGTGAACATAGTTTTCTTATCCTAAATGCAGCGAGTGGTACAGGGAAGACAAGTTCCATGATGGCATTATTGGAAATGATTGAAGCGCATAATATGACTTATAGGTGTTTAAGCTTTACTGGCAGAGCTGCTTCAAGACTTGCAGCACAGACGGGAAGACCAGCGTCCACAATTCATATGGCTTGTATGAGTGGATTTATCTCTGAAGATGTCATTATTATAGATGAAGCTGGAATGCTTTCTTTGGATTTGATAGATATGGTAATTCGAGCAAATCCAAATCCAGATGCGAGGATTCTTCTCATAGGGGATATAGGACAAATTCCACCTATATCATTGGGTAAAATTATGAGGGATGCTTTAGAGTCTGGGGTTGTGCCATCATGTACTTTAACAAAATGCTTTAGGTTTGATGAGGGTGGCGCAAGCTATATATCCGCACTGAGCAGAAAAGGTAAATTTTATCTGACAGATGAACAGTGCAATCAGAATAAAGTGACCCTAGGAGATAGGCAAGATTACACGTTTATTAAGTGGGATAGTACAGCAGAACAGATTGTCGACACCTACATCAACTTAGTGAAAACAGGAGTAAATCCAAAGGATATTTGCCTATTAACCCCATATAATAAGGGTGAATTTGGTACCATTGCACTTAACAATATGATTCAAGAACGGTTAAATCCAGTCATGAATGATGATGTTTATACGTCTATAAAAGTGAATGGTACTGAGATAAAATTCCATACTAAAGACTTAGTAATGAATACAAAAAATAAATATGATATGTTGACCGAAAAAGGACTGGACGACTTAACATGGAATACCAATAATGCAGGTAGTGATGACCATACAGCAATCTTTAACGGTCAAATTGGAAAGGTGGTTAAGAGTGAAGGGTATAATGACACGTTACAAACTAAAGCTTTTTATGTGGATGTTGAAAATGAAGTCTGCGTATTTACACCTGAAGATGCACGTAATCTTTTACTGGCATATGCATCATCAGTTCATAAATATCAAGGGTCTCAAAATAAATATGTAATTAATGTGGTTATTCCACCTCATTCAAGAATGCACACGAAAGAGTTATTATATACTGCGCAGACTCGAATGACAGATAAGTTGATTGAAATTGGCGAAGTGGAGACAATGAAAAGTGCAGTTCAGAGAATGAGTAGTGATAATAAAAATACCAGATTAAAAGAGTTTTTGATAAAAGAATAGGAGGGATTTAGTGCAAGTAATAAAAAGAGATGGACGAATAGTTCTTTTTGATAAAACAAAGATCGAAAATGCTATTTTGAAAGCGTTCCAAGAGACTGATGGTGATATCTCAAAAGATGCAATTCAAGTCGCTGATAGGATAGCAGACGAAATTGCCAATTTTAAAAAAGAAAAACTATCTATAGACGAAATACAAAATTTAGTTGAAAAAAAACTAATGTCGTCTAAACGAAAAGATGTTGCTATATCTTACATAGAATACAGATTTTTTAGAGATAAAGAGCGAGAACGAAACTCACAACTGTTTCAGACCGTATGGGAAAAGCTTAATGCATCCAATGTTCAAAACCAAAACGCAAATGTGGATGAGAAATCTTTTGGTGGTCGTATTGGTGAAGCTACTTCGACAATGATGAAGACATACGCTCTTAAATATTGTATGTCCGATATGGCAAGAAAAAATCATGAAAACAATGAAATATACACCCATGACCTTGACCATTTTATTATAGGAGATCATAATTGTTTATCTATCCCGTTTGATGATCTTTTAGCGAACGGATTTAATACAAGACAAACAGATGTTAGACCAGCTCAATCCGTGAGTACAGCTTTTCAGTTATTGGCGGTTATATTTCAGCTTCAGAGTTTAATGCAATTTGGAGGGGTTGCTGCTACACATTTAGATTGGACTATGGTTCCTTATGTGAGAAAAAGTTTTGCCAAACATTTTAAAGATGGGATTACGTATCTTTTAAGAGATAAAAAATATGCGAAAAATGTTCCCCAAGAGCTATCGTTTGAGGATTATGAAGCGAACAGCGAACAAAATAGTGATGTATATAAATACGCTTACGATATGACAAAAAAAGAAATATATCAAGCAGTTGAAGGAATGTATCATAATCTTAATACACTGCAATCACGTTCAGGAAATCAACTTCCCTTCACCTCAATCAATTACGGAACATGCACTTTACCAGAAGGACAATTGGTGACAAGAGCATTATTGGAGACATCTATTAAAGGAATTGGCAAATTGCATCGGACACCGATATTTCCTTGCGGTATTTTCCAATGTATGAAGGGAGTAAATAGGAAGCCTAGTGACCCAAATTATGATTTATTTAGACTAGCTCTTAAATCTACCGCAAAAAGATTGTATCCAAACTATGTAAATGTAGATTGGAGTGTAAACGCTGGATATGATAAGGACGATCCTAGAACATACACTTCAACCATGGGTTGCAGAACATATAACGGTTATGATATTAACGGATTAGGACAACTCAAAGATGGGAGAGGAAATCTTTGTCCAGTAACAATTATTATGCCAACCTTAGCAATGAAAGCAAAAGGGATTATTCTTGATAATCCAGATTCAAATTTGGATTTAATAAGTGTATTCTTAGAATTACTCAATTCCAAAATTTATGAAGCTAAAGATATACTCTTAGAGAGATTTGAGCATATGTGTAATCAATCAGCAGATTCCGCAAAGTTTATGTATGAAAATAATGTAATAGCTGGATATGTTCCAGAAGAAGGAATTCGATCTGCTTTAAAACATGGAACTTTAGTTATTGGACAAATAGGCTTGGCAGAGACGTTACAAATTCTTATTGGTTGTGACCAGACAGAAAAGAGAGGGTTAGAACTAGCAAAAAAAATAGAAAAAATGTTCTCTGACAGATGTAAAGAATTCAAAGAAGAATATAGTTTAAATTTCGGTGTTTATTTTACACCGGCGGAGAATCTGTGTTATACAGCAATGAAAAAATTCAGAGAGAAATACGGCATTATTCCTAATGTTTCAGAGAATGATTTCTTTACAAATTCAACACATGTGCCAGTATGGAAAGAACTCACTGCAACAGAAAAAATAGACATAGAAGCGGAACTAGCTCAATATTCATCGGCTGGTTGCATTCTGTATGTCGAATTAAGCAGCAGCGCAAGAAATAATTTAGACGCTTTAGAACAGCTTGTAAATTATGCTATGGATAAAGATGTCCCATATTTTGCAATCAACGTACCTAATGACACTTGCCTTGATTGCGGATATTGCGATGAATTTAATGATTGCTGTCCTGTTTGCGGAAGTAAAAACATTCAGCAATTAAGACGGGTGACAGGCTATTTAACTGGGAATTACAAAACTGCTTTTAATTTAGGAAAACAACATGAGACTGAAAAAAGAGTAAAACACCTATAGAAAGGAACTTATGACATATAATATAGACTACAAATATAAAGTTCTGAGTGATTGTAGTACAGATAATAAAAAAATCCAAATAAAATATAGGCTTAAATACAAATCAAAACAGCTTAAATTATCTAAAACCTCAATTCAAATTGCAGAACTCGACTTAGACCCAACCCTCGAGGAGGGCGAAATAAACCTCCTCGAGGGTTTAACCTTTGATGATTTAACAGAAAGGATGGTTGTAGACATTGTGAAGAACGACATCTTTACAAAACTCAAAGAACTTATTACCTATGAACTTGAACGACGAAAGAAAAAAGGTTGGAGCCGATGGGAAGAAGTTGTAATTGATTTAAACGAACCCTTGACAGACGAATCCCTAGATGATATAATAGAGAACGTAGAAAAGAAATAAAGGAGGGTCAAATCAATGAAAGATAATGATAACACATACTACAAATTAACACCAAAAAGCTGTGCAGTGGCATCACTACTAGATGCAGACTTAATAGACGATATAGAGGACGAAAGAGTTATTAAATTCTGGAGAAGATTTCAGTCCTTAATGTTGACAAGTGGTCATGCGGTTATAACAGACGAAGAGGAGGAAGAATAATGGGTAAGAACAATGGTAAACATGGAGCAAAAACAGAATTTCAGAAGTATAAATCCACTATGGATAAATTAGACTACAGACTTGAAAAAGCTGCCGAGGAACGTAAACGAGCTAAAGAAGAAAAACGAAAGGATAGATAGTTATGGAGATTATGGTTGCAAGATGTTATGTGGATGGGAGCAAAGAATTTTTTAAGTATAGACCAACCCCAGTAAAGGTGATTTTTAATCCACCAGCAACAATCGTATACTTTAACGATGGCGACAAGGTAATATCTAAATGTGATAAACATGATGAATTCTCACCAGAGACAGGATTTCTCATGTGCTGTATGAAAAAATATGTAGGTAATAAAAATTGTTTTAAGATGTTAGAAGATTTTGTATGGAATAACGAAACATTGAAGAAAGGAACCAATAACGAATAATGCACTTTGAAAAGATATCATTAGATCAGTGGACAAAAGATTTTCCAGACGAAAACCCACAAATTATAGAAGAAATATATAACAATATAAAACTGCCAAAACAAGGAACGGAAGGTTCGGCTGGCATGGACTTCTTTATTCCTTGTCAGGTAGTAATACAGCCTAAATGCTATGCACTTATTCCAACTGGTATTAGATGGGTTACAGACAAAAACACTTTTGGTTTTGTATTAAGTATGTACCCTAGAAGTGGTATGGGTTTTAAAACTGGTATAAGAATGGCAAACACCGTAGCAATCATTGATGAAACTTACTGTCAGTCAGACAACGAAGGACATATCATGATTAAAATGTATAATCCATCAAATGAGCCAATTGTAATTGAAGAAGGAAAGGCATTTTGTCAGGGTATAGTCACAAGATATTATATCTGCAATGGTGCAGAATCCGATATTCAAAGAAATGGTGGATTTGGGTCTACAGATAAGGGTAAAAAATAATGTACGTAAGATTTAACGGAAATTTTGAGGTCTTTGACGACAACAATGAAATGATTACAAAAAAGAAAATGGATATTATTGGTTCAGAATTTTATCCAGCCGAAGATATACCCAATCGTATATGGAGTCCGAAGACTATTCAGCTAAGCGATGATTTATTATTGGAGTATGAAATTACCATTCAAAGCAAGCTAAGAAGTAAAAAATAGGGGAATATTCCCCTATTTTATTTTATTGTTTTCGAATAGTAACCTTTCCCAGAAGGAGTGATTAAATAAATAAATGAATCACAATCAGTTATGTTTGTAGCTATTTCGCCATTTAATATGCCTTTAATCGCATACCCAGAAGAAAATGCAGATGAACTGTATGTAGGAGTTGGTGCATTATATAAGTAATGACCATCTACATAAACCATTGCGAATGTGCTGTATTGACTGTTACCAATTATAACATCTAAATATCTATAATCATAAACTACATTATTCAAAATGATATAAAACGTTCCCTCATTAGGATCATAATTGGTTGTAATTGCGACCGAATCATGGTTAAGAATAAATTCATGCTCCGATGCAATCTCTTGAGTACTGAACGTACATCTGAATAATGTTGCAATTCTATTATTGGATACCAAGAAATAGAACGTATCTGGAGCAATCGCCACACTATGACTTATATATCCGTCGGATGGCACTGCTGTAACATTATCACCTACATAAGCAATATAACTAGCATTTGACGACCTATTTGCCACGGTGCATAATACATTGCTACCGTCATAAGCCAATCTTGTAGATATTCCGCTGAGAGTATCCATATGTCCTATTAATTGACCATTAAAATCACTTGCGTCAATATTATTGTTATTCTTTCCAGTGCTATGTGTTCCCGTACTCATAACTATACTCTGACCATCATTTGTATAGCCAGACATGAATAATGAGCAATTTCCAAAGAGAATATCGTCAAAGACACCATCAAAAGAATAACCACCATACCAATTCAGTCCGTTGTTTGAATATGTAATAAAGCTTGTTCCTTGATTTGTACTCTCATTGAAATACTGAGCTAAACCAACATAGCGATTATCACACTTTATTATCTTTTTCCATATATAACCAGACGTAACCCCAATAACACCTTTTAAAGTTAACTTACCACTTGTGCCTAACGAGACCACATTTCCATTCGCAAGAATAATCTCTGAATCAGCACCAATAGAACATAATATATCTCCCGATCCTATATTCGGTGCGTCTAAATCGCTATAGTCCAAATTAACCGTAGTAGCTGTTACACTTGAACCACTTATTGTACTTGGTATGGAATATACTTTCGTATTCCCTGTTGTATTAATTCCATATAAATACCACTTGCTATCTGATTCACTATAGATAATCCTTGCTACAGAACTATCTAAGCCGCTTACTGTCACAGAAGTGAATGTTGGTGTATTAGATGTAAAGAAGTCCGTGCTATACTTGATACCACCATCAAATAATACAGCTACTTTATCATTATTAATCACACCCACAGTAAATACATTATTTAAAGAATAATACTGGTTTGTATATCTATATCTTGTCGACGAAACACTATTATCTTCGTTTATTATATAAAGCCAACCCGTATTTGTGACACCACAAAACTTATTTTCTACCGCCCATAGGTTATTAAATCTTGTTGTAGACGGTTCTTCTGTTATCTTTGTCCAATTACTTATATTTGCTACATTCCCACCTGTAAGTGCAATGTCGCTATATATATAAAGGATATTTCCAACAGAGACACATAACCTATTAGATTCTTCTGATGCACTAAAAGCATAACAATTTGCAAAACTATTTGGTAATGCATAATATGTAAATATGCCGCCATCGACATTTATTTTTACAACATAGTACGAGTTGCCACGTTGTGCGACTCCCCAAATACTATTGTCTTGCCCCCATGAAAACGAATTCATTATAGGAGTATAAGAACCAAACGCAAATGCTTGTGCGGTATAAGTTTGCATATTACATGCTACCACTAAGTTACTCTCAGTATTTACAAAGAAGCCATATGTTTTAGCGTTATTATATGTCATTTCATAATTACCTTCGGCAAAAGGAAATAATGATAATGGAACTGAACTTAGCTGTTCAAACACTCTACCACCGGGAACTATTTTCTCGTTTAATTCTTCAAATGCATCTTGTGTGTTTGTTGAATCTAAAGGGATTCTCCCCTTAAACGAAGATGATCTTTCTACTTTAAAGTCTACTGTAGATGTGAGCTTGGTAAATTGTAACAAACTATTTATAGTCGATTGAACATCAACCACTAATCGCAATATTACAGTACTAGACCCAACTAATGTTGTTCCATTATAAGTATCGCATATAACACTTATATCTCCTATGCTGCCACTTATATTTTTCACTAAAGACATAGGCGGTTGCCAATTAATCATATCGGTTACATTTGTTGCTATAATGCCCGTATCACTGCCTACGCTATATCTAATAGTATGAGTTAAAACATTAGATATTCTGTTTGTCTTTATAGTTGTAGATTGCCCAATTATTATTTCATTTGGATCGACAGTTGGTACCGAAGTTGGTAATGTTACATTTAAATCTACAGTTTTCGATCCAATAGCCGTACCGCCACTATATGTCGTACATGTAAATGTAATTGTGCCAGAATTCCCTGTAATAGCTGGAGCGAGCATTAAAGGTGGAGACCATGTAATACTTTCACCTAGTCCAGTTCCTAAATCACCAGAAAGATTACCTATTTTATATGTAAGTCCATGTAAAAAGCTAGTTGATGCTCTTGGCATACTTATAACAACTGGATTTCCCAATACTACCGAAGTTGGTCTAACAGTTGGTTGTGTTGCTCGTGGTATTGTTGTTAATGTTACTGTGCGAGACGTATAAAGATTTCCGGCATCATGAGTATCGGTATAAAATGCAGCCGAACATGAAACGCTACCTGTTCCGTCTGCATTATGCGCAACGGTTGTTGCAGGTGTAGTATAAAGCGGCTGTCTTTCTGTAGATTTTGTAAAAGTTGCTCTAAAGTTATATGTCGTTCCACCAATAGTCACTGTTCCAGGAGCACCCTGAGCATTCCAAGAGACACCATTACCATAATAACACAAAGTAATTGTTACAGATGAGGTGTTATTTGTTATGTTTGTCGATTCTGAAACTTCCATTGAAAGATATGCTTTTGCCATACACTAAACACCTCCTATCCTTTTATAATTTTATACACATTTCCATCTTGTGTAATTCCTATGACATAAGAACTATATCTAATTAAGAATATAAAACATTCTTTTGGAACAGATGTAATCGTATAATTTGTTTCTAAGTCGTTTAGGTTCTTTGAGCTATCTTTAAAGAATCTAATATATGTAATATTTTTATTTGTATTATTAAACAGATATCCACCGTATGCAGCATTGGTTTTAACCGCCGTTGTAACATGTGTTGATACCAGCTCATATGCACGTAATGTATCTAACCCGAACACCATAAATCCTTTTGTGCCAACTACTATGTCTTCTTGGACAAATTTGAACTCACCCATTATAGTTGGATATGACTCCGTAGCGAGTTTTGTTCCCGTCCAACTTGTAGCTAATGATAAACTATAATGAGACTCTTTCCCAAATATGTAAAGAAAACCCATGCTTATTATAGTCCCATACATATCTTCGTCGGTCTGAGTGTATTGAAACGATGTGAATGAGCCAGTTTTATTATAAGACACTCCACCCAAATATGTGACAGCGACACACGGATTATATACACTAGTTCCTGCACCGTAAATTATTCCAGTGAAAGAATATGCATTTATTGTTCCAGTTGTTTTATAATCAATAACCAGTACCCCTGTTGAATCATAGAGTCGACCTTGATTAGTCAATAAATAAGCCTTTTGTGTGTTCTCATAGCTTGCTACATCGACGAAATACTCATTAGTGCGTAACTGGTACTTTCTATAAAAAGTCACTGTCGGAGCACTGCCAGACACAGAATATATAGTATCATTCAAAAAGAATAGTTGTGTTGTACCAACCTTAAAACCTCTTACAATATAATCTGTAACAAATGATCCATCGCCTAAAATCCCTGTTGATAAATCGTTTTGGTTATTAAATGTGACCCCATTCGCTTGTTCTTGAGGTAATATTTCATCGTAAGCTGCATCGCTAATCTTCCTATTTATTACCACAGTTTTGTTTGTTGATACTGCCATATAATATTACCTCCTTTCTATTTATAACTAAATAACGGTGCCCTAAATAAGCTTGTTTGTGTATCATCGTTACCCCTAATTGCGCCAATAATTTGATTATTCAAAAGTATAAATTGGCTCTCTGTAGTATCGCCAAGTAATACATCTGAGACAAGAGTGATTGCACCATCTGTATCTATCTTCCTTGCTACTCTGCCTTGCGCTGAAATGAGGAATATATTCTTCCCATCTGTCGTAGTTAAAATATATTTCCATGAGTCGTTACTTAGCACCGGAGCGGTATACGTTTTATCATTCACCGTATCATAAATAATACCATTTGAGCCTAAGAATATATCTCCTGTAATATCCAAATCAGTAATGGTTGTACCTGTCGGAGTTACAACGCTCGTTGACCATGTCGCAGTATTGGTAAATGTTGTAGGAAAAGTTTGATTCAAACCTACAATGCCAATAGGTTTACAATATTTATTAGAGTATAATACTTTTGTTGTTGCTGTTGAAAATGACACAGAACTCCTTGTCCATGACCGTGTGCTTGATGTATCATTAAAAGCATTAAGATAAATACTAGCACTACTACCATACATCATAAATGAATCTCTAGTCCTAGTAACTCCCTTAACGGTTCCAGAGAATGTCGCAAAACTTTGTATTGTATTATTTTCACTGTTATTAACATCAACTGTCAAATAATATGAAGTCGATGTAGCATTCGCAACACAAATGTTAAATGTATTCTTTTCTGTTCCTTTTACTGCAATGGCACCAACCATATTATCTAAACTAAGTCCAGTTAATGACCAACTATATGTAGTCCAATCTAAACCATTATTGGCACTATATACACTATATAATGTACCATTCTCAACATATAAAAGACAGGTAAAATTGTCGACCCCACACAAACAAGTAGTATTTGTATCAAAGGTATTCACATGAAGCCACGTACTGCCAAATGGATTTATATATTGATTTGCTGTATCTTGAATAACTTCTTCTAATGTATCACCGTCAAGATAATTTATAATCTTTTGTCTTCTCTCAATTTTTGCCGCATCAGAAGTAGGATATATGTCTTGATAGTCACTATCCGACACTTTCCTATTCATTTGAATATTAATAGTCATATATCCGTTACTGAAAACTTATAAAAAGTTATAAACTTTTATGTTTCATTCCTACTTCAACGAGTATGCTTTTGTGTTGACAAGTCAATCACTACTAACAAGTTCTTGTACTCTCCATAGGCGTAAATTCCCGATTAACGCTCGGTACATATCTGTAATAACTTGAAAGTGTTATGCTGCAGATTGTTGCTTTAAAACATTTTCTCCATACATTTTTAGATTTAAACTTGCCTGAAAATCTCTATCTATGACGTTTCCACATTCACATTTGTAAATTCTATCTGACAATTTCAAATCTTTCTTGATATTTCCACAACAACTACATAATTTAGAGCTTGGGAACCATCTATCCGCTATAATTACTGGAATGTTATTCCATTCAGACTTATATTCAATCTGTCTCCTAAATTCATAAAACCCTTGTTGTTGCACTGCTTTAGATAAATGTCTATTTTTCATCATTCCACTTACATTCAAATCTTCAATACAGATAAAACTTGGCTTTCGTTTTACAATCTCAGATGTTGTTTGATGTGAGTGATTCTGACGAATATTTGTTAATCGTTTTGTTATTTTTAAAAGTTCTTTTTCTCTTTTTATAATATTACTTGTTTTACAGTAACTTACTCCTTTCTTATTTTTTTCATATCTTCTCGATATGGAACGCTGTAACCTGCGTTTTCTTTTTTCCAACTTCTTTACTCTTTGTGTTTTATTTATATTTTTATAAGTATTTCTGTCAGAGCAAATTGCCAAATCCTTAATACCTAAATCAATTCCGATACCTTCGTTTGATGGAAGAGTAGTAGAATCTTCGTATTCAATTCCAACTGTGATATACCAGTTAAGTCCATCATATTTAATACGTGGATTCATATATTTTATATTCTCACTAGGTATTCTTCCATGTTCAGCAAGTCTTATCCAGTTAAGTTTTTGCTTATTCTTTTTCTTAGACGTAGCAAAGCCTTCAACTTTTACATGTGTATCTGTAAACCGAATTTTCACATTGTCTTGGTAGAATTTCGGCACTGAATATTTCTTACTCTTAAATCGTGGGAACTTTGTAATTCCCTTGAAGAAATTTCTATACGCTTCACAAGCGTCTTTTATTGCTTGCTTTGTTACGTTATTAGAAATATTGTTTAGCCACACATACTCGGAAGTTTTCTTTAATTGTGTAAATTCTTTTCGTAAGTCTCCATTAGATATGAACGTACCACCGTTCTTATAGTTTTCTTGCTCTCTTCCTAGTGCCCAGTTATAAGCAAAGCGAGCAGTATTGGCATATTGAAACAGCTTTGTTTTTTGTTTATTATTTGGGAGTAACATCACTCGAATTGTTTTTATCATTATTTTCACCGTTACTGAAAACTTACAAGTATAAAAGTCAACAATACTTTATAACTATTTATAACTTATAGCAAACAGTTATATACCCCCTTTCTAATTCAAATTATAATGTAAATATAATCTTTGGATTGCTGTACTCATATCTATATTATCATCGTTAATATAGATAATATTCGACGTATCTACCCTTACATTTGGAATGACTGTCACGATATCTAATGGTTGTGACTGTCTATTAATTACATTATATATCGTAGCATTTTTTGTTGTCTCATCTACATATATAAACAGCCAATCATAAGGGTATACAAATTCGGTCGGCATTGTTGTTGTAATAGGTATTGGTCTTCTATCAATTACAAGCGATTCTGTCCAACTTGAATCTGGTATTGTTGTCGCCGACAATACCGCTTTATTAGCGACATAAAAAGTATAATGATTTCCGCTAACTACATATGTCATATCAAACTTATCATAAGACTGACCAGCGACATATTGTCCTTTCCATTGAACACCAAGAGAATTATAACCCTTTTCGCCCTTTAAAGCAAAAGCTACCCAGTATTCTGTATTCGTTAAGGCAGTTCCAACAGGAGCATCTTTAATACATAAATATGTACTATCTCCGCTATTAACAACTACATTTTTTAAATAAGCTTTCGTTGAATCCCAGTTTGATCCATTGTTATTTTTTAATGTATCAATCCATGTTTGGAATATTGTTAAATCATTTTCTAATACATCTAAAACATCAGTCTTAAAATATCCCTGCATGATCATCGTTCTACTTATTGGTTCGTTTAATCTATCAGCACTTAACGCAATATTTTGATGGTCTTCGCCAATTAAATTATGTGCATTAGAAATACTTGTTGAAAATATATCTCTATAACTTTTTATCAGTTCTCGTTCAGAGTAATTCGGGTCTCTGTTTCTTATTGTCATGTCAACCCTCCTAAACTACCTTAAACCATAAATCACCAATCACTTGTGTTGTTGGTTGTGCTGATTGTACTGGAATTTGAATTGTTGAAATTCCTAAAAGTAATTCCCAATATGCAGAAGTAGTACTTGGCTCTTGTCCGGTATTTGCTACCTTACAACCCCACCATGCGTCATTATGTACAACAACTACATTTGTGGGATAATCTTTTGTTGAATCCCAATTAAAATCAAATACAAGTCCTTCTCCCGACTCTCCACGAACACCCCTCATTGTAAGTTGAATCCATTGTGGATTTGCTGAACGAGAATTTGTGTATGGATTATCGGGTGTCGATATGTCTTGTGTAGCAATGTATAAATAAGGTGTTTGGTCGTCCCCTATTGTTGTACTTTGATATTTTATCATTGAGTTCTTTTTATATGTTTCTGAATTTGACCAAACACCTTTATATGAAAACTGGTTTATGATCGCCAACCAGTTGTTTTGAAATTCTGTTACCGTACTTTGAAAAGTATCACTCTGATATAATGTTTGTAATGCCATTATAGTATCAGTGAGTTGATTTAATTTTTGTGCAGTAAGAACCTTTTTATCAAAATTTGTTATTTGTTGTAGCGTTCTTTGTGCCGCATTATAATCTTCATTTGCAATAAATCCAATATAACTATTATACAGAGCTAAATCGGCACTCTCTATATCTAAATACTCTACAAGAGGTTGTATAGCATCTGGAAAAGTTGTATCAGGAAATTGCGGATATGTCTTTGACATACTGCTCTCCTTTCTTATTCTTCATATACAGATAACCTTGACCCCTCTTTTTCTCTCAGGTACTTACCATCAGAGTCAAGCAAATAAGACGATTTTGTATATTGTGGTTTGTATAACGGATAATATCTCATTGCATTAATAGTTTGCTCACCATCAACACTTAGATCTGTTGAAATAGATTTAACAAGCCATAAATCATGGGTGCCTTCGCCACTATTTGGTAAATTAAACTCTATAATTTGATTTACGTCTAACCAGTATATAGGCACTGTTGTTATTGATATTTCGTCATGAAGTCTTGAACGTAAATATATCTCATATGATGCTCTTTGTTTCGCTAAATCGTTAGAATAAATATTATCATATTCATCACCAGAACATACATACCTAACTTGATTTCTGAACTTTGGCACATTCCATATTTTATCAGTTGGAGTTTCAAAATTATATGCTGGAATAGGATAATATTCTGCATATACAGAAATACTATTTGTTGTTGCTTTAACTATATGAACAAGATAATCTCCGTTAAAATCTAGGCTAATATGATTTTCCGAACCCAACGATTGCAATATATATTCATTTGTTGTAATATTGTTGCTATATGTAATATCTATTGTATCAATATTATCATCGTCTTTCAATAAATTAATTTTAAATATCCACTCTGTACCAATGGCTGCGTTATTAAAATCAGATTCATTTATGTATGGTCGAACGTCTAATGCTCCCATAGTGGATTCTCCGTCTTGCATACCCATATTTAAGGCAATTATAAACGTCTGTGAGTCACTCGCAAAGTTTACTGCTATTCCCAACCCACAGGTATACTGAATAACATCACCCACGTAAAATGGCGAACTTGGGTTATCTTCAAAAGCAATCGCTATCGGTTGTAAAAATCCAAGATATTCATTATTTCTATCTGAATACTTCGAATCTATAAGCTTAAACAAACACTCATAATATTCATTATCATACCAAATCTCATAATCGTTGCCTGTAAAATTTATAGTTTTATCTGTAAGTATGAGAGAGATCCTATCTAAGGCTGAATTTCTCAATATTGGCATCGTAGATTCTTCATTTATATTTAAACCAAAACCGATAATAACATATTCTCCGTATGTTTTTATGAATTTATCATAACTCATATCTAAGGTCAAGTTTATTCTTGATACAGAAACGGTAACATTATCTACCATAAGGTTTGGTGTAAACGTGCCACCATAAACCTCTATATAGTTTTTAACTTCAGAAAAGTTGGTATCCAAATCATATTTAACATAAAGCTTGTCCCATATTGCATTATCTACTAGAGGTGATGGTTCTCCTGTTTCACCTGTCGTAGGATTAATTAATACCTTACCACTTGGAATCTCTTGAAAATGAAACACACCCTCAGTATCAAAAAACATTTCCCAATTTGCATTAATGTCTCTTAATTGAGCTAATAACTCGTAAGCCGTTCCTCCACTATCCACACTCACATCATAAGGGGTCGTTGATTGAGGTGGAGTAAGAAGAATATATTTTGTAAACCCTTGCTCTAACAAAATTCCTTCGATTGCCCCTGTGATAGAACTATTAACCGGAACAGTATATGTCATTCCCTCTAAATAACCATTTCTTTGGCCAGTTAATTTACACATTAAGTCAACAGCTTGAAAATCTAATTCATTCGTTGTACTATCGTATTCAATGCTTGGTGAATCTATCATAAATATACCTTGATTCACCCATATGTAATCTTGTGTTTTAATATCTTGAATTGCTACTTCTATTTTGATAAACTTATCAAACCAGTACGGATTGCCAGCAGTCCAATATAAATCAGCGACATAACCACTCACACCAACAGATGCAGTTTTAGTATATGCGCTTTTTATTATCATAGATATATTTGCAGTTCGTCTTATGTCTGAATCTGCGTCTATACTAATGCTTGCACTTGTAGCAACACCGCTAATTTCGTCAAGTATATCCATTTGATAATCCAACACACTGATTCTTATTTTTATATTTCTGTATGGCTGTAATGTTGTGTCATATTGTTTTTGAGAAGGCATAATTAAACCCTCCTCACATCAATAAGTCCAGCATGATATAAGTCTTCTCTGCTTGATACACTACCTATTTCTGTCCAATCAGCAGAAATGTCACCAATACCCATACCATAATTATTATCGAATGTAACTTGTGGATTTCCAGTAAACATGACAAGCCATATATTACCGTTGCCATCTTTAAGAATCTTTGGTGATTTATCTGTCATAAAATTCATCAACTCTTGTCTTCTGTCAACCATATCTTTCCTATCTAAGTTTCCATTTTCTAAAAAGTCAACAGGAACAACAGTTGCACCAACACTGCTTTTCTGATATCCTAAATCAGAATTTGCAACAATTATTGGATATTTGTTGCTTAATGTTTCATGTATGCCTACGTTTTGAACCATTTCCAATGAACCATAATTCATTCCAGACATAAGCCTATAGAATGTACTCCTATCAGAAATAAATACACCATCAAACCAAGACATTACTGAATCTGAAATTTCATAATTACCTTCAACTTCAACCTGTACACCAGATTGTTCTTGAATAAGTATTGGCACTAAACTGTAAACATATTCTACGTTCGACTGATTGAAAAAGTCTAATACCGTAAATGACAAGTCCTCAGGATCGGCAATCGGAATCTCAAACAAGGTTATCCATGGTGCATCTGGTTTATTTGCTTCTCGTCTTTTTACCAGTACAGACGAGAGTTGGTCTGCTATATAATCAACATTTCCAGCCGCAACTGAACCAATAAATTTTGCGTCCATAATTGTTTTATTATCCCATTGAGCAGGAATTGTGTCGCTCCAGTCTGTTGTTATGTCACTATTGGCATTAAATCTTTGTATAATACCGTTCTTTAATGTGACTTCATCAATGCTAGTTATATTTGTAGCAACTGGATTCACTGCGTCTCTGTCAAACGCTAAGTTTAAGCCTACAAAACCTAACATTTTATTCCTCCTCTCTATACTGATAAATTTGTGAGTTTAATTTCATACATACCTTTTATACACCTAATCCATACATCAAGCTTGTCATTTGCTGTTGGATTATCTATATAATTACTATATAAATATAAAGACATATTGTATTCTATACCATATGGGTAAACATACATATCTGCCCTTGTTTGTGATGGTGTTTCATCATTTTGTCTTATGTAAATATAAATCTGACCACTATCAGATAAATTTATTAAATACGATTCATTATCGGTATCACCCGAAATGTCAAATCCTCTGCCTTGTAATTGAATTGTCCATTGCCCATAGGAATTAACTGTTGGGAATGTGAAACCAGAATCCCACGTAACATACTTACCATCTCTAAGGTCTATTTCGCCTTGTAGTCCACTTATATCCTCAACATTAGTTTTACCTTCTATATTTGTTATCTGACTTATAACACTTATATATCCATTGCAAGCATTATTAGACACTTTTGCTTTATTAAATGTTCCTACATTAGTTTGAACCGTAATTGTCGCACTTTGCGCCGTAACAATCATGCCCTCCGTAGACACACACGTTACCTTTGCATAATACGTTTCATTATTATTCAACCCAGTAAAATTATATTCAATTTGATATTGTTGTGGCACTGTTGTTGGTGTTCCACTTCCTATTATAGAACCACTTGTTAATTCGAGTTTTCCAGAACCATCATATAAGTCAAATTGATATTGTTGTAGTTTGTTAGTTACGTTTTGCGCTGTGGTTATGTTGGTATTATATTTTACTATAAAATTATATGATGTAGTGTCAATCGGACTTGTTATACTATCAAATGCTATTGTTGGAGCAAGTAGACACCAAAACAGGGACGATACACTAATGCCACTACCGCCCTGAGTTGCTCCTTTATTAGTAAATGTCTGTATTCTTGCATAATACTGATTCTCGTTTGTGAAATCAGCAGACGTTTTGCCTGTTGCATACTCCATACTTGAATCAGTATTGCTTGGTAAAACGTGTATAGGTTGCGTTCCTGTATATGTATGTGTTACAATTAACTCATTTGTTGTAACGGAATATATATATATTTTGTTACTTTGTACAAGCTCAGTACCGCCAATTATGTTAAAATTTATTGTTGTACCCTGCGTTGCATCAAAAGCATTTATTTTTTGTATTATTGGAGCTGGATTTGCCATAAGTTTTCCACCTCACTTTCTTTGGTTATTTTAGTTTACTCTCAACACTCTAGCTATTTCTTTTGGTTGGCGATTTTATTAAATCAATATTTCTAAGAATCTTCCCAGACAGTTATATATGTTGCTTTGAACGGTGTAACTTGAAAATAATTAAGAACAAAACTAATAAAACCATTTGAATAGCTAGGTTCACTTATATACCCATTCTCGGGAGAAAATTTCGTCCAGCTAGAGCCATCATATGTTGAACTTTGATTATATGTATCAACTTCATCAGTCGTCATAGTTGCTAATAAGATGACATCGTTCTTCTTTGGTTCCCTAGACAATGGAATTCGAAACGTTTTCGATTTCATAACAGGCATTAATCATCACTTCCTTCCTTAAACCGGATCATACCAAACAGCTTCTCCACCACCACCAGAGCCGCCACTTTCTAATGTGCCAGTAATCCCAGTGCCACTTTTATCATGAGCTGTTGTATCTTTTCCCAACGTATCCACAGCAACAGTATCAGCAGTTAAATCAATAAGCGTACTTGTCCCGTATATAACTTTATTTATTGCCATCTAATCACCACCTATCCTATTGTTACTGTATAACCGCCAGCCGAATTTAACTCTTCTTTATATGGAATCTTCTCAACAGTCACTTGTGTTAAATAATCATACCCAGAGTCCGGAGTAACAACTTGCTGATTTGTAGTCGGTGTAACAGTTTTAGATTGTACGCTAACATCAGTTGCCCCCCCTGAATCCAATAAATTCAAAAGAGTTTGCATTTCGGCATCAGTCATACTTAATTTGTTTAAATTTTTTTTATCGTCTGCACTCTCTAATCCATCTGCTGTTTCTGTAGCAGGGTCATAGATTGTCTGATCTTGTACTGCATCAAGTATATTTTGTATCTCGATTGCAGATTGTGTAAATCGTGCTACAGCCATATATATTCACTCCTATACTTGTAAATACTTACCATTACTATCTTTTATATTTAAACCTTTACTGTCTATGAGACCTCTCTTACTTACTGCCATGTAGTAATCATCCTCTGAGACCATAAAGTTTTCATTTCTTTCTATCATCCATGTAATAATATCTTCGACACCTATGCTTACAATGAATTGCTCACCAGTAAAGACAGTTCTTGGAATGGTCGATGCCGAAGATATTTCCATTGTTTTTGTAATAATTTCCATTATTCCCTATTTCACCTTTACCAAGACATCTTCTTTAAATATCTCGTCTCCTATATCATATTCAAATGCCAGTATATATCCACCTCTATGTTGTGGTTGTATCAATACTGATATGACATGATCATCAATTCTACAATTACCTTCTTCTTCTAAAGTGTCTCTAAGCGACAATGTAAAGGTTGCATCATGTATTGTAAAATTTTGTAAGTCTATAGAGGATATCTCTAAATAAACTCTCCTTTTTTCGCCTAATATAAAATCAAGTGTTTTCATTATATCCTCTCTCCTATATTCTTTTATACTATATATTATTCGTTCACAATGGTCGTGTAAATTTTAGTCTGCATTGAAGATGCAGAACTATTCATTAAGAATCCGTCCTTTCTTGCTTTTGCAGACATATCAAGAATCTTAATTTCAACTCTAAGCGATTCCTTATCAATCACCAAGAGCAATGTTGCATAATAACCAATATTGCCAGCTAAATCCTCGGCATATACCGTCATTATATATTCACCACTTTCAGCAAATGGTACGGGAACGTCCCATGTCCCCGTACCATCATTATAACTAAAAATTACATTGTAACCATTGCACTCTCCCCAAACATTGGCAACCGCCATTAGTCTGTGATTGTGAGACTGATAACATAAGTATTACCAGCATCAACAGGGTTAGGTGTAATTGTTGCAGCAGTAATTGAAGGAGCAGTAGTATCGTAAATTACCTTTCTAGTAACTGACGAATCTACACCAGCAAGGTTAGTTGAAGTAATAACAATTACATTCTCACCCTCAGTGTTGAATGTAATACCCTTACTGAACGTACCATCCGAATCTACTGTTACTGTACCAACGTCAGTGCCGTTAAGAGTAATCTTAACCTTAGCATCTGCATTAGTTGTACCTGTTACAGTAAGAGCCGACTTGTTAGTATTCAGACCGTCAACAGGTGCAGTAATTTCGAGTGTTGGAGCTGTAGTCATTACGCTAAATGTTGTTGAAGCTGTATCACTAACATTACCATCATTATCGGAAATTTGAACCGTTACTGTATGCGAACCATCATTTAATGCTGTAGTTGGTGTATACGAAATATTATATCCACCCGTTGTTAAAGTTTTTGTTATATTTGTATTATTGATAGTCTGCCCATCAATCTTTAATACAAGAGTACTGATTGCGATACCACTATCATCATCAGTAAGCGTTGCAGTAATTTCTGGTGCCGATGTAGCAAGATAAGCTCCATTTGAAGGCACAAGTTTTGAAATAACTGGCTTTACCTTTTCTTTTACTTTAAGTTTTAAACTATTACCAAGCGTACTATCTGTATCGTCTATTGTCACACTGTTTCCAGCTTGGTCTGTAGCTGTAATACTTACAGGATAATAATGTCCTGCATTGTTATTGTATGATGATTTGTCAGGTGCAGTAATCGTTGCTTCATACTTACCCGATGATTCATTTAATGTAAGTGTATATACTTGCTCTTTGATTGTAGCTTGTACAGTTTTAATACCTGATGTAACTGCCATATATTTTAATCCTCCTATAATTATTCAGTATATTCTTCCCAACCAGCCGGATATGCTTCCGGTGAGTATGTGTTACCGTCTATTAATGACTTATATAATTTGTCCTTATATTTTACGATTGTGCCTTTATTATATGCGTCATGAGCACCTGTAGGTTGTTTCCACTCCTCATATCCAGAGCTATCAAAACTTATTGGTGTATAAAGTGATGGTGTTGCACTTGGTTGCCAATCGGATTGGCTTGTGTGCGATTGTGCAACTCTATAAAGCTGCGGATTTCCTTCGCTGTCCACATCATATGAAATTATTTGTTTTTCTGTATATGTAACACCTATTTGATATTCTGGATATAATGTTGGAAATTCTAAAGCACTTTCGTTCGTTACGGTTTGTGCAAAAAGCTCTAATGCTTTTCGCAAATCTTGTGCCATTTTTAATTTGTCCATTATTATTCACCTTTGATTCCTAATAGTGCGTTTATGATATCTTCTGTTGTTGGCTCTTGTGATTGTATCGGCTCTGGTAATGGATCATAAATAAATTCGCCATTTATATATTTGTAGTCTGCTATGTTATTGTCGGGAAGTGTATCTACAAGCTTCATATTCGTTGTTGCATACGCTTCATATGTAACAGACAGTATCCTACCGTCCGCATCTAAATTCAATGCGTACTTGCTCATTTATATCACTCCTTTCACACCATAAATGACATAAGGAATCATCACAGCAGAGCTAGGCGACACACTGTCAAATTGAATGTCGTTTGTGTGAACCAAAAAAGTACGAACGTTATTCTGAAACGCAGATGCACCTGGATGCCCAATAGGTACAATCGCTGGGGAAACACTTCTGCTATTGCTGTCTAGGTTAAATAAAATTACCATTAAATCATAACTTGAAAAATCTAATGTTAGAGTTTGATTTGCAAATGCACTTGTTGGACTAGCATTCTCCCAGAGTTTTACTATTTGAACACCATCTGAAGTAGTTAATAACCGAGTCCAAGGTACATCCCAAGTTGACGATGCTACACGACCAAAACGGGTATAACACTGACCTGCATTAGTTATTTTAAGTTGAGTTACAGTACTAGGAGAAAAACTCCCTCCTATAAGACGACAGGAAACCCAGTTCTGTATAGTAGAATTTCCTATTGAACCACCTCCGCTAGAATCCTGAAAAGAATGAACACCTGAACCTGCTCTTCCCCATGATTCAGGAGTATCTGAATTAAGAACGTTAACAAATTCGTAATCTACTAAATTATAAAAAGCATCAGCTCTGTTATCTTTTCCTGTACCACCCTGAGTAATCGCAAGCGGATTTGTTAAAGCTAAAGTTTCTACAGTTAATGTTCCTGTAATATTTTTATTTACTATTTGACCAATGGCAGTGTTTACTTGGTCTCCCGTATAACTTAATTGATAATCTGCCACTTTATCACATCCTTTTTATTTTTATTATTTCCATGTGCCTACAAAATAAATATATACATAAGCATAGTTTGTGCCAGTTTGATTGCTAACACAAGTTACCGAAATAGATGATGTATTAACTTCTCTTGCCGAACCCCAACTTATGCCACTTCCCCATTTTACATCGGCAGAAGCTATAATTATAGATTTTGCTGTTGTTGGTGGGGTATAAGAATCTATGTAATAATAAAATCCACCTACGGCACCAGTAGAAGCCAACTGCCCATACCATCTACGTACACCTTCTAGTTTCCCAGAATTCCATTTGGTTAATTGCCAACCATTATCATCGGCTATATTTTCAACAACATAATCTGCGGTTTCATTGTATCTTTTCATTAGGGTTCCAATTTTTGTAAATGCTGTTTGTAAAAGAGTAAATAGTCTCATATAAAAGACCACCTCTTTTCAAACGTAAATAAGGACTTAACTTTATTCCTAAGTAGTGCCCCCCCCCGATTTCCAGAATCCAACAGCATACCAACTAATTTCTATCCAATATGGATTTCCAGACTTGTATACCGAAACTGTTGTAGTCGTAGTCGTTCTATTTGGGTCTAGTGAAGTATATATATTTTCAGCAATTGGAGCATTAATACCATTTTTACCAGTAGCGATAAACGCATAACCTGTATCTATAAATGCGGAAGGGAATGTTGCCGTTATCGTACTACTACCACTTCCAGACTGCACACCATTTCTACCCCATTGTTCAAGTTTTCCTGAATTCCATTTAGTATAACCAAAAGCTCCGCTCTGATATTGCTCTATAACATAATCGCCCATTGCCGCAATATCGCTTGAATTTTTATTTATCTTTGTAATTATTTTTTGCAATAACGTAAATAATCTCAAAAGTATTCCTCCTTTCTAAATTATTCACTATCCAATAAGCCAAGTAATGTATTATATTCTTCTGTAGTTAACGTGTAATCTATATCACCAACCGCAAGTGTCTGGCACGTGATATGTGTTAAGTCTACTTCATTAGTTATAACTGCATTCATATACATTTGACTTGGCTGATTGTTTGGGATATAAACTTTTGTTATATCACCAACTTTGAATGACCCATTGCCATTAACAGGTACATTCGGATATATCTGTCCATCTATTTTTACACTATAAGTATTTGTCTGAGGATTGACTCCAACTATCTGACCGCTACGTGTACGGTTGAATCCAGCTTTTTCAATCAATCCTTGCACTATAGTAGTTATTGTTCTAGTTAGGGCATCATTAATTTTCATTTCTACCCCTTTCTATGTAAAAAAGTAGAAGGCATAAAACTACCTTCTACTTCCAACTTTTTGTATACCTTGATTTGGCAATTTATTTAATTCTCTAATAAAATCTTCTGCGCTCTTTACGTTTGGCAATACAAGCTTATCAAAACTGTACTGGTTTACAGTTGCACTATCTGAGTCACGCAACATCTTTTTCCACTCAACCGCAGAATATTTACCAATTTCCATAAGATTCTTTGATACTGTATGTGGCAATACCGCATCGCCAGCTCCAAGCATTGCAAGCTCATATCCATGCTCACCAACTCTGGATATTCCACCCGGTGCACTTAATGTACCAGATGCAAATTTATTCTTATTGATTGCAGCTTGAATCTTGCTTTGATCTACTTGCATACTCGAATTAAGATATTCAGTTATCCATTTTAATCCCTCAACATTGCCAAGTTCTTCAAGTATGTTTTCAAGACCAAGCGTAGTCGAAAGATTTGTCTTAACCCATTCAGTCCATGCAGTAAGGTTTGTGCCCATGCCACCAAAGAGTTGACTTGTTGTTTGACCAAGTTTATTTTCAAGTTCTTTAATATCTCTTAAAGTTTCTTGTTGGTCAAACAGATCAAGAATATCTTGCCAAGGCTTTTTCTTGGCTTCTTTTTCTTTTTCGGTATTATATTCTTTAAGCGCATCTGTAGCTTCTTTTATCGCACTTGCATCAGATTCATAGACAAATCCAACACCCTCACGATATACTCGTACTTTTTTATTACGAGCTTCGGTAAGTTGATTCTGAAGTTCAAGCAACTCGTTCTGTTCTTCTTGAGCTTCATTTTCTTTATCTATTAAGTCAATCTGCTGTTGTACATAAAGTTTTGCCAAATCATACGCATCTTCTTGCTGAGATTTGAGAGAATTTAATCTGTCTTCTTCTTTTTCCTTAGCTTCTTTTGCAAGGTCTTCTAAAGCCTTATAATAGTTTTCAGCAAGCATATAACCGCTATTGAAATGACTTTGAATAAGAGCTGTCATTTCGCTATAAGTCGCTTTATTACGCTTATAAAGCTCCATTCTCCATTCAATATCGGCTTCAGAAGCATCACGTATATACCTTACATAATCATCTTCGTCTATAATACCTTGACGCTGATATGATAATAAGTTCTGCCATGTCTGATTAAAGGTTTGTCTTCCTCTACGCTGATGAGACATCCAAGATTCAATCTGTCTTTGTTGTCTCCAGTTTGGCGAACCGTCTTTATGTTGACCGATTGAAATATTATCTTTGTCAGCAAGCATACGAAGCGATTCTTGGTGTGGATATACAATATCGCCCTTATTGAGGTAAGTTACTGTACGTTCACCGCCACCAGCAACTCTGAGTTGTCCAGTTTTTCGGTCTCGTATAAATTCCCATCCTTGCTCGTTTACTTCTGAAAATCCCTCTGGGGCATTGCGAGTACCTTTAGCATGTTTGCTTTTTACACCCACACCAGCAGCTGCTTTCGCAACAGAAGCTATATCGCTGAGTGCTTGTGCGACACCAGAGACCTTAATCCCTATCGACTTCACAGGAGGAATAAGGTTTGCTTGATAATTAATAGCTTCCAAATTGGCTTGAGCGAGAGCAGTATCTGCATCTACTGTTGTAGTCCAAGATGTGTTAGCGAATGCTGATACTGCATTCGTAACAGCGTCAATCCCTGCTTGTGCCAACTGACCATTGGCTACCAACCATGCCGTATAATCCCCTTCGAATCCGTTGGCTTTAGCTTGAAGATAATCCATTATGGATGTTGCTTGGTCTTCAGCAGAGAGAGAAGCGGTATAATCATTTTCGAATTCTTCTGCCTGTATGGTTATCGCTTGAATTTCGCCCGTCGCTTCATCTCTAACACCAATGGTTAAATCTTGACCTTCTTCAAGCTCACCCATCTTTTTCATTACAGTGTCTATCTGATCCTCAACTTCATCAGCTGAGCTTAATTCGACCTTTAATGATATCGGATCACCTTCAGCATTTGCACGTAAATCATTAAGGACTGTATCAAATCCCCAGTCTTGCGTCGCAAATATCTGAGCCATGATTTCCGGAGAAGTAGCTAACCCTTCTTCTAAAAGGTTATTAAATTCTTTTCTTACATCTGGAGCAGATTTCTGAAAAGCAGATATAAAATCAGCACCAACTGTTTCACCCATCGCTGTAATCTGTGCTCTAAGAGGGTCGAAATTAATAATGTCCCTAAGATCGCTCTCATTCGCTGGCATTGCATACAAACCATCTGATAACGCTTTTTGTATGGTTGCAGGTAAATCTTTGCCATACTTCTTTTTATATCTTTGGACAATATCATCAAAATGGACAAGATTATCCATTTCTTCAACAGTCATAGGGGCATCATATTTTCCTTTTTTGATACCATCCATTACCGTTTTAGGGATAGAACGACCTAAATCATGGTATTGTTGTTTTAAATTACTCCAGTCGTCAGATAATAAATAAGAAGCATTATAATTTTTTATGGATTCTCTCCATTGTTTAGCTCCCTCTTTATAATCATTTATGTATTGCTTAAACTTCTTTTGTATGTCTCTGCCAGCAATATCTTTTTGTTCTTGTGTTAGTTTAGGATCATTTAAAGCATCTAAATAATCCATTATTGCCTTTTTTTGTTTGTCAAGACTATTAATAGTTTTATCGGATGCTTTTTTTGACGCTTTTGCGTTTTCTTCGTATGCTTGTTGTTTTGCTAATACCTCTTGTTTGTCTATGAGTTTTTGTAGAGCATCTGCTGAAAGATTTAATGAATCAGTCGCTGAGTCATATTCCAATCCTAACTCTGGATATAATTTGTTGAGCTTTTTTACGAGATCAACCATTGTTCTCTTTTGTGTGGCGGTTTTGTGTTCTACGCCATTTAAGGTGTAGAGTTGCTGAAGATACTCTCTGCCTTTTGCTATTGAGTCTTCTGTTGACTGAATATTTTCTTCGTTGCTCTCAGTTAAGTCCTCTGTTGCTTTATTAGCTTTGTGAGTCTCTTGATAATATTTATATATCTTTTGAACAACTTTAACACCGGCATAAACACCTAATGCTGCCGCCGCCATGCCAACATTACTACCTAGTAATCCAAATACTTTACTTAACTTGCTAGTATTGCCAGCCACTTTTGCGCCAGCAGTTGCCGCTTTCCCAGCACCTTTGGCAAATGACTGTGATTGTTTTGCTGCTTTCCCTGCACGAGCAGCATAGCCATTCATTGCCTTTCCAGCTTTTTCGGCTCCAGTTGCAGCAGTAGAAGCGGCACCACCTGTACCTCTTAGAAAGCTTAATAGTGCACCAATCGACTCAGTGCCTTTTATACCTTTTAAGGCTTTTCCTATTGCCGTAATGCCAGCTACAATACCCGCCGATTTTGCAACAAATATACCGCCTTTAGACGATAACAGTTCCATTGCACCAGCAACAAGATTGATACCACTCTTTATGGCATCGCTATTTAAAATTTGTGTTGAGAATCTCTCCCATGCAGAGCGTAAACGCTGAAGTGCACCCTCAAGAGAGTCCATATATTTTGCATTTTCTTCAGCGGCACTGCCTTCTGAGTTTAATGCTGTCTCTGTTGCACTAATGGCGGTTCCGTAGTTGCGCATTAATGCTGCGAGGTTCTGGCTTTGATTTGCTATTATATTAAATTAAGTTTGTAATACTTAACTAAGAAAAACATATTTCTTCTTACATTTTTATGTAAGTTTAGACTATATCTCCATTAAACATTATAATGTTAAAGCTTTTCCAATTAAGGGAATCTCACCCACCTTTTACTTAGGTCGTACTCCTGTTGTAAATTTATTTTACCTATGGGATAGTCGTTGAACTTTCTTCTGTTACCACAGAAGCTTAGCTGCTGATTGTCTCGTTTTTATAGATTTTTCGCATTCACACTTATCATTTCTGATTATGTTGTAGCTCTATAAAATTTAAGAGTTCCCAGCAATTAACTTTAAAGGGGCGCAAATTCACCCGCTTGAGTATTCAGATAATATCTTCGCTCATCATCGCTTAATTGATTCCAGATTTTAGATACATCTTTTCCGACTTCGAAGAAGCTTCTAAGCTGTCCGTTCTGGTCTCTAATAGCAATGTTGTGCTCTTGATACCATGCTGTTAATTTTTTACCCGTAGATGATGTTTCATCTGCAATTTGATTGAATCTTGACTGAATTGAAACAAGTCCCCGTGCAGCTGTAGAACCATTTCTAGTTATCTCAGTCATGGCTGTCATTACAATTTTATTTTATTAAAGATTGTTAATCTCTTAATGTAGTCTTATAATTTCTTATAAGTTTAGCACACATCATTGCTTACCCTTAATAAGCATAGGGCGCTTCTATTTAATAACTTTAAATATACATTACTCGCTTCGTCTGTATGCACAGCTTATTCTATCATAGATAGTTACATTTGTCAAGTAAAACTTGATTGCTTTCATTGTTCGTTGAACCTTATTCTATATTTCAATAGAATCTTGGCTGCGGATTGTCTATATATTTTTATATCTTTTACCATACCAAATACATTACTATTTGCCACTATGTATATTGCTACCATAGTTTGGTGTATAAAACTTTAAGAACTTTCCCGTCAATTCACCCTATTTTAATTAGCCAAATGACTCTAGCCAATAGATTGTTCGTATGTAACATTGCCAGTCGCCATAGCCGCAGACGCTTTACCAATATTTGTTGCTATATCTGATGATGAAACTGCAAACTCATTTGACTTTTATATTGTTTATAACTTGACTAAATTAGAGTATTTTAAATCCTTTATCCTTAAATTTCTGCGGAATTTTATTCTTGCCTTTAACCCAAGCATTTAATGTTCCAAACTTTACTCCCATATAACGAGCTAACTCTCTCTGATTAGTGAATATTTTAGAGTCATATTCTATTATAGGTGTTTTAGATTGTGTCTTATACTTTTGAGTATCTCCTTTTATATTCAATCCTTTGTCTAAAATTTCTTGAGGAACCTTAGCTTTCCCTTTGAGCCAATGACATAATGTCGCTGAACTAATCTTTAGCTCTCTTGCAAGTTCGGCTTGAGATTCGTATTCTTTGTTATTATAAACCACAATATTTTTAGGAGGTTTTTTCTGCGGATATATAACACTCGGGTCTCTATCTTTATACCGCAATCCTTTTTCATACCACTCAATAGGCATTCCTTTTTTCCCATTTAACCAGTCATGTATTGCGCCTTTGACATGGTTTTTTGATTTAAACTCAGTAATGCTAGCATATTCAACACCATCACAAATCACTTTTATTGAATTTGGACATAATTCACCGGTCTTCCCTAAAAATGCTTTTGATATTTTTGCTCTAGCTTCTTTACTATGAGTTGCCCCCAAACGTCCTTCTCCGCCATCTGTCATATTGTACCCAAAACTATCTCCATATTTTTTACAATTAGTTTTGTACTTTTTAATTAAGCTCTTTTCTATTCTTTGAGCTTCTTCTTTTGTTAAATTCTCGTATAACACCTTATGAGTAATATTTGTCCATCCGTATTTTTCTATAGCATTATACATTACAGGTTGATGGGTCTTACTATAACCTGCTCCGTTCTCCCATCTCGCTGTCAATTTTTTGCTTGTAATTCCAAAATATAATTTATTATTAGGAAATATATGAACATATACTTTCCATTTTTTATCCATTATTTACTCCTTAGTCAACTATATGTCTCCATACAGAATAGATTATCTCATTACCTACTCATAATAGGTATAGGGTGCTTCTATTTAATAACTTTAAATATACACTACTCACTTCGTCTGTATACACAGCTTATTCTATCATAGATAGTTACATTTGTCAAGTAAAACTTGATTGCTTTCATTGTTCGTTGAACCTTATTCTATATTTCAATAGAATCTTGGCTGCGGATTGTCTATATATTTTTATATCTTTTACCATACCAAATACATTACTATTTGCCACTATGTATATTGCTACCATAGTTTGGTGTATAAAACTTTAAGAACTTTCCCGTCAATTCACCCTATTTTA